ACCAGCCTGGAAGCCCAAGAAATTGTTGAAACCGCCTGCAGTGTTGCAAAGGCCAGCATTGTATCCCAAGAAATTGTTGTTACTGCCTGTGGTGTTGCAAAGGCCAGCTGCTGTTCCAAAGAAATTGTTGTTACTGCCTGTGGTGTTGCGACGGCCAGCTCCATATCCCAAGAAATTGTTGTAGTTACCTGTGGTGTTGCAACGGCCAGCTTCTCTCCCAAAGAAATTGTTGTTACCGCCTGTGGTGTTGAAAAAGCCAGCATTGTATCCCAAGAAATTGTTGCTACTGCCTGTGGTGTTAATTCTACCGGCGCAACTTCCACCAAAAAAATTGTTATTACCAGTAGTAATATTATGACCAGCACTTAACCCAATAGCTATATTGCTTACCCCGCTTGTTTTAAATGCATCAATACCGCTATTACCCATGAATAGATTTGATCCACCGCGAGAGGTAATAAGATATTTTCCGTCTACATAAATGTCTATTGCGCTTAGTACTGGTGTACTGAGAGGGCCAGTCATTGTATCACCAGAAATATGAACAAAATTGGTATTTACAAAGTTTAAACTTGCCCCGGAAAGATAATTAGCGCTATTTGTTACTAAGTTGGTATAGGCAACATTCCATTGATCACTATAACCGCCAGATGCAAATATTACACTATTAGTACTAAGAGACCCGGTATCTGAAACTGTTAATAGCGTAAATCCTGAAATATCATTAACAGAAAAAAGTGTACCTGAAACAATATCATTAATAGTTAAAAGATTGCCGTAATTACCTTCTACATTAAAGCGTTCTGAACTTGAAGCAGTACTAACGATAGTTAACCCACCATCTTTAGTATAAGATATTCGAGCAGAACTAGAAAGAGGCGGTAAATAATCACTACCTTTAGAGACTAGCCTACTAAATGATATATTTCCAGACCCTGGTGTAATTAATGTATTCATTTAATTATAATATATTTAAATTATATACCGTATCTTCCCTTAAATGCAAAATAATTGGTCGCAATATCGTCTATGGATAAAGCTGTATTAAACGCTAAAACTTGAGCTACATTATAGCTCATACCTGTTGTATTAGTTCCGTTCACATTAGCAAATAATGTCCAGTAGCTTATTGTCAACGGTATAGGAAATACTAGTGTTACGTTTTTCCATGTATTAACTAAAGGCCCGGAAAATAATAATTCCTGGGCAAAAAAGTCATTATTTCCTATCCAAATGCCATTATAATAACTATCAGTACCATCTAAACCTGGTCCATAACCGTTGCTATTAATATATGTGTCAGCAATATTTGAATTTGAGTCAAAAAAGTATGGATTTGACCCTTCTGTGCCTGCAGTATTATTTTTTTTAATCCAAAAAGAAATTGTACGTATAGTCTTATTGGTTGTATAAGATGTTTTTAAATAGCTAGCAAGACTTGATGTTGATGTAGTTTCGATACTTTTTATAATTGTATTATCGCCCCGTGTAAAACTTAACTGAGGAGCAGTAGCACCAAAACTTACTGAACCAACCAAATCTGTACTATTATCTGATAAAGAAAGCAAATCTTTCCATCTTAAATTGTTATTAAAATTTGGCCCTATACTTTTTATATTAAGAACATCATAATACCCAATTAGACCGTTGCTTAATACAGTCGAATTTATATTAATAGCCATTTATACCTCCACTTGCAACGGAGGAATATCTTTTCTTATAGCACTAAATGACCAGAAAAACTTGTATGGTTTTTTAAATAAAGTAAAGTGTTTTTTTACTACAAAATTACTTGCATATGGATCTTGAGATACATTTATACTATCAACCCATAGTTTTTTACTATGTTTATAACCTGTTAGCTGTACATTAAAATCATCTGTTCTAACTAAATGAGGTACATAATTGGGTAATTCAATCACTACGCTATCGTTTTCTATAATACCGCTTCCAGTCAAACGAATTCCATGATAGGGTGACTCTAGAGACCCATATTGCAAATGCATACCAGGTTTAGATGGATGCTTAATATAGAATGACTTGGTTTCGGCTGCAATATGATTATAATAGCCAGTTGTACCACTTATATCACCATTAACATGCAGGGTATAATATGGTGTATTTGTACGAATACCAACCCTCTCGTTAGCACCGTCAGCAAATATTAAAGAGTTATTACCTAAATTAAAGTTAGGTTTAACTACAAAGTTACCACTGCTAACAGCAGCGCTCAATCCTTTATTGACAGTCAGTGTACCGCCGTCGCCATTGTTCGGGTCTGCAGGATCAATTGCAATAATACCACCTGATACCTTTAAGAATATTGCACTAGCCTCGTCTTGATCTAGCCAACCTGAGCTATTTTGGTACATTGAAGTGTATACACTATCCCAGTTGGCGCTATTTTGTGAAGACGATGTATAAACACTATCCCAATCAGCTGAGTTGTTGGTTACTGAAGTATACGTACTATCCCAATTAGCTGAATTATTGGTTACTGAAGTATACGTACTATTCCAGTTGGCGCTATTTTGTGAAGAACTAGTATATACTGAATTCCAGTTGGCACTATTTGTTTTGCTAGAACTATATACGCTATCCCAATTAGCACTATTTTGAGAAGAACTAGTATAAGTGGAATCCCAATTAGCTGAGTTATTTTTGGAAGATGTGTATACTGAATCCCAATTAGCACTATTTTGAGAAGAACTAGTATAAGTGGAATCCCAATTAGCTGAGTTATTTTTGGAAGATGTATAAACAGAGTCCCAATTAGCACTATTTTGAGAAGAACTAGTATAAGTAGAATCCCAATTAGCACTATTTTGAGAAGAACTAGTATAAGTGGAATCCCAATTAGCACTATTTTGAGAAGAACTAGTATAAGTGGAATCCCAATTAGCACTATTTTGAGAAGAACTAGTATAAGTGGAATCCCAATTAGCTGAGTTATTTTTGGAAGATGTATAAACAGAGTCCCAATTAGCTGAGTTATTTTTGGAAGATGTATATACACTATTCCAGTTAGCTGAGTTATTCTTGGAAGATGTATAAACAGAGTCCCAATTGGCACTATTATTCTTGGAAGATGTATAAACAGAGTCCCAATTGGCACTATTATTCTTAGAAGATGTATATACACTATCCCAGTTAGCTGAGTTGTTGGTTACTGAAGTATATGTAGAGTCCCAATTGGCACTATTATTTTTAGAAGATGTATAAACACTATCCCAGTTAGCGCTATTATTTTTGGTAGAGGTATATGTTGAATCCCAATTGGCGCTGTTATTCTTAGAAGATGTATATACACTATCCCAATTAGCTGAATTATTTTTTACTGAAGTGTATGTACTATCCCAATTAGCTGAGTTAGTTTTTACTGAGGAATAAGTACTATCCCAATTAGCACTATTAGTTGCTAATACCGTGCTTGCACTTCCACCAGAACCCCAGGAAGCAGAGTTTATATAAACATTTGTATATATATCATTACCTGTTATTTTATCGAAGAATAAATCCCATAAATCAGTGCTTGAACCATTAACACCGCCCGGGGGCACTGATGATAAGAATTTACCAGTAGTGTAGATACTACCGGTTGCACTAATTTCTCCTACAACAGATAATGTTTTGTTAGGGAATGAGGTTTTAATACCGATAACACCATCAGGATCTTGACCTAGCGTATATTTTGCATCTCCAATATGAAGAGCTTCTATACCATCTGCATCATAAAAAGAGGCTATATCGCCCGGGCCTGGACCCTGCTTAACAAATAGTGCAGGCCCTTGACCAGTATTAATAACGGACAAAGCGCTTGTAGACGTAAAAATAGTGCTTGCAAAGGTGGCACTTCCTGTTACAAATAAATTATTACCAACCACTAAATCGTGTTGAATATTAACATCACCGTAAATAGTACCACCGGAAACTTTAAAATATAAGGTATTAGCCTCAAACTCATCTAACCATGCCGCGCTACTATATTGCATTTGAGTATATACTGAATTCCAGCTACTGCTTGTCTGTGAAGAGCTTGTATATACACTATCCCAACTGGCACTATTATTCTTGGAGGATGTGTAAACAGAGTCCCAATTGGCACTATTATTCTTAGAAGATGTGTAAACAGAGTCCCAATTGGCACTATTATTCTTGGAAGATGTATATGTTGAATCCCAATTAGCTGAGTTATTAATGGAAGATGTATAAACAGAGTCCCAATTAGCTGAGTTATTAATGGAAGATGTATAAACAGAGTCCCAATTAGCTGAGTTATTTTTGGAAGATGTATATACACTATTCCAGTTAGCTGAGTTATTTTTGGAAGATGTATATGTTGAATCCCAATTAGCACTATTATTCTTGGAAGATGTATAAACACTATCCCAATTAGCTGAGTTATTTTTGGAAGATGTATAGACACTATCCCAGTTAGCTGAGTTGTTGGTTACTGAAGTATATGTAGAGTCCCAATTGGCACTATTATTCTTGGAAGATGTGTATACACTATCCCAATTGGCACTATTATTCTTGGAAGATGTGTATACACTATCCCAATTGGCACTATTATTCTTGGAAGATGTATAGACACTATCCCAGTTAGCGCTATTATTCTTAGAAGATGTATAGACACTATCCCAATTGGCACTATTATTCTTAGAAGATGTATATGTTGAATCCCAATTGGCGCTATTTTGTGAAGATGAGGTGTAGGTTGAATCCCAATCAGCTGAGTTGTTGGTTACTGAAGTATATGTAGAGTCCCAATTAGCGCTATTTTGTGAAGCCGAGGTGTAGGTTGAATCCCAATTGGCACTATTATTCTTGGAAGATGTGTATACACTATCCCAATTGGCACTATTATTCTTAGAAGATGTATAGACACTATCCCAATTGGCACTATTATTTTTAGAAGATGTATAAACACTATCCCAGTTAGCACTATTATTCTTGGAAGATGTGTATACACTATCCCAGTTAGCTGAGTTGTTGGTTACTGAAGTATATGTAGAGTCCCAATTAGCGCTATTTTGTGAAGCCGAGGTGTAGGTTGAATCCCAATTGGCACTATTATTCTTGGAAGATGTATATGTTGAATCCCAATTAGCTGAGTTAGTTTTTACCGAGGAATAAGTACTATCCCAATTAGCACTGTTAGCTGCTAATACCGTGCTTGCACTTCCACCAGAACCCCAGGAAGCAGATTCTGCATTAGTTGTTGTGTAAACTGACCCCCAGTAATTACTATTTTGACCGGGATAATCTGGTGCAAGACCTGGATAATTAGAATAAATTATTTTTGCACTTAAAGAGTTTGTAGCTATAACATTTCCTGCACTAACGAAAACGGTTGCAGTTGGATAAATCGGAGTATGAAATCCTAATCCCCCATTACTATCGTATAAGATTTCTATTGCAGACCCAGTATTAGTTTTTGTCGAGGCACCAGCAACACTTTTATCAAAAAATATAGATCCCTTGCCAGGAGTTATAAGTATGTTCTGACTCACTATTTATTTATGATTATACTTCCGTTTTTAGGTCAGGAATATCTTTTCTAATAGCGGTAAATGACCAAAAGAATTCGTATAACTTGTTTTTATTCAAAATGTTGTGTTTTCTGCCTATAACCACGCAGTTTTTGTCGATATCTATATTCTTCACATATAGCTGCTGGGTATGATTAATGTTGGTAATTTGTACGTTTACTCCTTCTAATTTTACTAAACTTTTAATATAGGGTGGAAGTTCAATACAACATTCTATACCTATGACCGCCTTTCCTGTAAGGCGAACACCGTGATAAGGTGACTCAAGTGAGCCGTATTGTAGGTGTTTGTTTGTATCTTCGGGATGTATAATATAAAATGATTTCGTTGCGGCAGCTATATGGCTAAAATAACCTGTACCACCTACATTAATATCATCCGTTACTGTAACCGCACTTAAAAGTACATTATTTGTTGAAAGGAAGTGAGTTGTTACATAAATGCTGCTCGTTGTATTCCATGAAGTATAAACGCTATTCCAGCTTCCACTATTTTGAGAAGATGAGGTGTATACACTATTCCAGTTGCTGGAATTATTTTCTACCGAAGTGTATACAGAATTCCAATTATTGCTATTTCCATTGGCAACTGTTATCGAGCCGTTTGCACTTATAGACCCACTTACTGTTAGTTCTGTTATTGGATTACTTGTATTAATACCAATTTTACCGCCACTGCCAGGTTGTGCATTTCCAACATGTAATACCTCAATACCATCCCCGTCTACAAATGATGCTACAGGGTGGGGTCCCGCTGCTTGGTATACGTACAGTGCAGGGCCTTGACCAATATTAATAACTGAAAGAGCACTTGTAGTGGAAAATACCGTATTAACAAAATAAGCATCTCCTAACGCGGTCAAATTGCCGAATACTGTCAAATTGTTGTTTACTGATAGATTACCGGTAATGACTCCCCCAGTTAAAGGAAGAAAATTAGTTTTTGTATAATTTTGTGTATAGGCTTGATAATCATTTTTAATAGATAAAAGTGAAACAGTATTGCCACCAGTTATAGATAAATCATATGTTAATGGTGCCCAAGAAAGATATTGAATATAGGTGTTAGAGCCAAACACATCTAGTAGATCTACCCCTGCAGATAAAATGCTTGTTGTGACATTCAAATCACCGTCTTGTACAGCATTGCCTATAAAAAGAGTATCTTCTGGTATAATAAGCGTATTACCAACAGCTGACAGTGTAACATTACCTAGATAAATAGAGCTGTCGCTCACATATAAATCTTTCCATCGTTTTGTTGGAGAACCTAAACTATATATATCTGTGGTGCAAGGTAATAAATCTCCACATATATTAAATGACCCGTTTACTTGTAACTCTCCGTTGACTGTTAAATCACCGTTCATTGTGCCGCCGTTAGCATATTGAACAGCTACTGACCCGCCACCACCACCTATGCTTGCTGCAAATTTTTTTGCCTCTCTTAACGCCACTTCAACTGCTTTATCTACATATTTTTTTATACCATCTCTGATTTTATTAGTATTTTCTGCTTGCTCGACTAATTGAGCAATTTTTTCATCTATTTCGGTAGTCTTTTCAAAATCTTGCTTAAGCTTCTCTACTATGTATTCATCTAAACTCTTTTTAGAATTCTTTTTGAACTCTGTAGAAAAGTCTCTTTTGAATGTTTCTAGCTTTAACTGTATATTTTCCCATATTAATTTTTCTACTTCGGTTGCAGCTTCTATAACAACTGACTGCTTTTGAAGTTCTTCTTGTTTTTGGTATAATATTTTTTGTTGCTCTTTTAATTGTGTTTCTAATAACCGCGCCTTTTGTATTGCCTTAGCGTATTGTTGTTTTTTTTCTATTAATTCTGTATCTTCTGTTATTATTGAATCTACAGTCTTTTCCTCTTCTGTAATGTCTGCCGGAATGTATGGGGTACCTGTAAATTTTACATATGTTTTTGTTTCATTATCTAAGGTTTTTAAATTAAACATTGATATAGGAGTATCTTCATTTTCAACTACAATAATTTTAAATTGTATCTTGTGATATAGATCACCATTTTCAAATAGTAGATCAACATAGATATATTTGTCGTTTTGCTCAACTGAATACTCGCTTATAAGTTCTGCATCAGCGGTTTTAAAAATACCTACATTAAAAAGTTTATCTTCGAATGAGCTACAAAAAAAGATATTTTCTACTTCATCGCTCTCCATTAATGTCATGGGAACAGAGCTGTTTATCGCTACATCATATAGTTCACCTACTTTAAGTGGTCTGTATACCTTGGGATATTCTATTGGTGGCAGAGGAGCTGGCTCTTCAATTATCTCTCTCTCTAAAACCTCTACTGGTAATTTTTCCTCTACAATTTTAGGTAATATTTTATTTTTTATAGGTTTAGTATAAGATGGATTAAATGTAGAACTAATATTGCTATCAGAAACAACGATTTTAAATTCCACTTCTTTATAAAGAGTATCTCCTAACTGTACATTTACTTTAGTAAATTTTTCACCATTTTCTTCATAATACTCTAAAAGTAAATCACTATTATCTGTGCTAAAAAGCCCTACGTTAAAAAAATGTTCGGTAACTGATTTGCAATAGATAACATTTTCTTTTTTACTATCTACAAGTAACGCGAACGAAATTCTGTCATTAAATGTAACTGTCTGTAAGCTCACATGTTATTTAACGAATATAATATAGGATCTAGGTATTATAGTGTAGTAATATATAAATATTTACATGCATGCAGCTATTCAAGATTTGCTTCAAATGCAGAACCAGTTTCGCGTACTTCATTGGCAGACAAAAAGTTATGCTGCTCATAAAGCGTTTGGTAAGGCATATAAAGCCTTGGACGGTTTAATTGACAATTTTGTTGAGACGGCTCTCGGAAGAAATGATGCTGATTTTAGTAATGGGAGTCTGGATATAAAGCTATTTGATATAAAAGAAATTGATCTGACAACAATATTAGACACATACAGAAGTTATCTTCAAGAAATAACCAATAAGCTAAACCCACAAACTGATTCTGATTTATTGAATATAAGGGATGAAATTCTAGGTGTTATAAACCACACGAACTATCTGCTTAAGTTAAAATAACTTACTGTCTTGCGGTTTTTGTAAAGTACTTAAACTCGTCAATAAGAGCCTTGTCTAGTAGATCGTATCTACTCGCTCTCGTCGGATTAATATCTATACCACCGCGTCTAACATATAGACAACTTACAACTAACTCTTCTGGATTAAACTTATTAAATAGTCTCATATAAATGGTCTCACAAATCTCTTCATGAAAATGACATTCGTCTCTAAAAGAAACAATATACTGAAGCAACGAGGTAGGATTAATTTCGTATTTCCCCTTATAGTGAATATAAACATCACCCCAATCTGGTTGGGAAGTGACTCTGCAGTTTGACTTAAGAAGAGCAGAATGGAATCTTTGAACTTTAGGCTCTAATGCTTCTATACCACTAAGAATATCTGGATTTTCAGTATACGATATTGGTTTAATATACGTAACATCTATACCATTTTCTAAAGTAGGATAATCTTTATTGCAAAATACTGGTTGATAGAAAACATCATCACTAACATCCTTAGCTAGACGAACACAAACCTTGACATCGGTTTCTAACAATGTGGATAGGTCACGCGCAATAGTGCTTTGCAACTCATTAAGAATCTGAATAATATTTCCCTTGAATACTTGCATGTTAAAGGAATTCATGTATAGCTTAATTGATTTACTCTCTACAATATAATGGTTTTTGCAAGGATATACAATCTTAGCAATGGCAGCAATTGGCATGCCCTCGTTCGTAAGGCATGATACCTCATACGCATTCCAAATATCAAAGCCACTAAAAGGTGCATCATCATCATTAATGTTCAAATGTTTACGGTTATTAATTCTTGGCTCACGTACTAGAAGTGAAGGATCATATGTTGACTTGTAGCCAGTAATTCTACCTAAATGTTTGGAAATATTGCTATTATCTAAAACTGTATTACTCATTAGTATATTATATATTATTTTGTATAAAAATCAAGAATACTCTTAATTTTATCTAATCTCTCTTGTACTGTACCTTTTAATCTTACTATTCTGTCTTTCCACTGAAATTGATTTAGATAGTACGTTTCATATTTTTCTATAATAGCATTTCTAAACTCAGCATTATTACTTCTCTCACCATCATCTTCTAATTTAATTTCATGCGGATCAGGATAAAAAATAATATCATATTTACTATGAAACCTATTCCAATAACTCAAAGCCTGAGACCAAATTTGCAGACTAACTAATTTCTTTTCGTAAAAATATTCTGTAAAGACCAAACCATCTAATAAACACCTATCATGCACCGCTCCTCTATATCCAGGCCACATCTCATAATTGTATTTAAATAAATTTTCTAGTTCCTTATTTATGATTAACAATTGTGTTACATCATTTGCACCTTCTTCATTAATACCTACATTAAACTCTCTTTTAACTAGTCTAGTAACTTCATCTATATAAAAAAATTGATCCATAATGCCTCTAGTTTGCCTCATTTGCTTAAGCAATGTAGTCTTACCTGAACACTGCGGACCAGTAAAAGTAATGTTCATTCTTTACCTAATTTTATACCATATAACAACTTCTTCAAGAAAATAATTTCAGCTTTAAGTATTCTGTTTTCTTTTTTTAGCTTGCGCAATTCATTATGCTTATTTTTAAAAATATTTACTGCCGACATTATTTACACCATTTCTTACGCTTGACAATTTCTGCAATAATACAATAAACAGACGTGTCACTAAATGCGTCAAATATAGGTTCGTTTGCGGATTCAAAGGTTTTTTTACGCAAAACTAAATTAATTAATCTTTGAATTTTATCATTTAGTCGTACTACAATAGCAGAGATAGAAGCAGTAATATCTTCCTTTTTATGTAAATCAGATCCTAATGAAATGTTATGTGGCCCGTAATCAAACTGCTTCTTGCAAAACACCTCATATTGTTCTTGCTGAATCTTTTTAAACTCCTCGCAGGTTTCTGGATATGTACTTTCAACAACCTTTACAACTTCATCGCTATTAACCGGGCTCATAATTTTACCCCGTATTTTACGTTAAATAAGTTTAACGACTTGAGATTATAGCCACCTGCGTAGCTGATAGCACTCTGCAAATCCTGAGCTATTTCTAATAATTTCTCTCTATAGGTAAAAGAATCAGTTTCCATAAGCTTCATTGTACCCTCTATATTCTTTTTATCAAGTTTGTTATGAATACTCGCTGAACCATAATATTGCTTAAACCTCCTACCATTAGAGTCTTTAACAACTGGAGCAGGGCTATCAGAACAAGCTGCAAATATTGAACCGCACATAACCATGCTTGCTCCAGCCACTAGCGCTTTTGCTATATCTCCATTGCACCGGATCCCACCATCCGCAATAACTGGTATGTCTGCGGCACATTCCATTACACAGCTAAACATTGGATACGTAAACCCAGTCTTGTCTTTAGTTGTACAAGCATATCCACCACCTATACCGACCTTAACTGCATCTGCGCCTGCATCACGAAGATATTCTACACCTCTAAGTGTCGCAACATTACCAGCAATAACCTTTACATTTGGAATAGTGTTTTTAATATGTTTAATTTGGTCTGATACTTTGGTATGGTGACCATGTGCCACATCTATGGTAATATAATCAACTCGCATTAAGCTATTTGCCAATGCATCAATTAAATTTTTATCTTTTTGTTGTATACCCACACTGATTGAAACTGTATTAAAATTCTGTCCATTTGCATATCTAACAAAATTTAAAATATCTTCATCAAACCTGTGCATTATATAGAAGTAATTGTTTTTATCTAACATTTCACATGTATCTTGATCAACACAACATTTCATATTAGCTGGTATAATGGGCAATCTAAAAACTTTGCCGAGAAAATTTATATCTGTATCTATTTCTGCTCTCGATTTAACAGAATTATGATTAGGTTTGAGAAACACATTCTCGTAGTGTAGAGAAATATCCATTTTATTCTTCTAACATTTTATATGCAGCAAAAAAGCTTTTCCACAAATCAAATGCCACGCTATGCAATTTATCGTATACACCTGGTAAATCTAACCCCTCTATGCATGTGCCCTGACTCATTAGTATTTCACCTTCGTCCACATCTGGTACTACTCTATGAATAACGCACCCGGCAAGTCTATACCCCTCTGCAAATGCTTTTTCCTGTGGATTAAACCCTTTCAGTTCAGGATATTTGTCTATTAAACCTGGATGTAAATTGTATATTTCATACTTTTCACAGATTTCTTTTGGAATGATTCTCAAATAACCATGCAGTGTAATGACTGGGTTATTAAAAAGCCCTAACACATCGTTGTATTCTTTTACTGTAGGAGTCTTGGGTAGCTGGCACCACAGGTTAGGTAAATTAAGTTTATGTTGTCTAAACTCTGTAGTTTTGATTAAGCATTCATTTGTTGTGGTATGATCTTGCTTGTTGGTTACAATGCAATCTGGATATATGCCTAGTGCATTAGAAAGATTGTGAATCTCTGTTCCAGTTTGACTAAAAAAAGCAATCCAGGGTCTCATCTACGAATGATTTTTTTAAACATACTAGTATTGTATTTTACTAGTTCGAGTTGATCTTGAGTGAATTGATGTGTTATTAAATCAGCTAGCTTAGTTGATGGCTTGGTTTGCAGCCCGTAATCAGCATCATATTTTAATCCATGAATTGCAGCAACAATTGGATTACTAGTATCACAAGAAACAATGTTGTGAATGTTGTTATCGATATAATATCTAAACTCCTTTGCTAGCGAGCACCCAAGCAAATGATGGGGTTTGTTCCAATCCCATACACCATTATTTATTAAATCTGTAATAAACCGCTGGCGCCCTGAGCAAAAGCGCTCCAATGGTGTTTTGCCCTCACCAATAATATGGTAGTAACTAAAATCAAAGCTAATAGCAATCATATCTGCCTCATAGCTTAGAAACTTATAACATGTTTTTAAATCCTGCCAGGTCTTACCTTGAACAGCTCCTATAGATCTAGTAGTAAATTCATTTTTAATAGATTTTATATTTTCCCTAAAACCCTTAAAGCTTACCATTGTTGCTTGTGAATCTTCTAATACATCTGGTACAATAAACATATTAGGCTGTAAGGAAATTATCGAATCATAAAATTTTTCTGGATCAAACGCCTTTCCAAGCTCAAAAATGGAATTATCTAGTAAAACCTCTCTATTATATAAAGATCTGGCAAACTTATAATATGTATAATAATCTAACTGTTCTGGTGAACCGGCATTTTGATACAATAAATGTACCAGGCAGTAATCAAAATCATTAAAATTTTTTGACTCTTCAAGTAGAGAGATGGGAATTTCGTGAGATACTTTCATTATCATAAAATATTATAAAAGATGTAACATTAAAATCAAATAGGCCAAAACATACTCTAAACTCTTTGTTGACCGATTCTTTTAATAACTAATATTTCCGCTTTTTATGAAATCTACGTTTACTAAAAATGTATTCACACCATAATAATACATGTAAAAACAGTATTATCAATTTAAATAATATGTGTATTACAATATTTCCGAATTAACAAATTTGGCAGCGAACCTTCAGGCTAAAACCGCTGCCAGCAGCGCTCCTTTATTAAATTCAATGTTAAATATACCAAGTTTTGATGGCTTTAGCGAAGCATCTTCCAGCTTACTACCACAAAATATAATACAAGTTAAACCAGATGGTTTAGAGTTTTTACCAAACCCAACATTGGTAGATAATGCTTTGCGTGAAGGTATTGCAGGTATAAAATCTTCTATTGATCGTAATGCCACAGCGCTTTTTAATTCTGTAGCGGGCAAGACCGTTGTAAATCCTCAAGGTGTGGTAACGCAAATAGGGTTTGATAATACCATTAATACTCTAGCAACCATTTCCCAACAGTTTTCAAAAATAACATCTTCACAAGTAATAAATTTATTTAACATCAATACCAAGTCATATCAATATGGTACTATTAATAATGCAGTTGAATCCGCATTTCAACAAAACGCAAAGTTATCGCCTAAGGCAATTAGAGATTTAAATGATTCAACCTTTTTTGAAAATAAAATATTAAAAACTGTTTCTGATGCTCAGACTAATACTTATAATGCTTCTTATCAAATGACTGCTAATAGTGTTAATAGTCCTACATTTAGTAAATCATCTCAAAACAATTTACAACAAATAAGCTCTCCTCAATTCAGCGGATCAAATGAAGAAGGTTATGACGTATATGTTAGACGAACCGTATACTGGGCGTACGGTCCTGGAACCGATTATGATTCAGCAGCATTAAGAAGTTCAACCGGTAGACGATTAGAAGAAGGTATAAGCGTAGCTGTTGACCCTGCATTTATTCCGTATTTAAGCAGGGTTGTATTTCCTGATATTGGCACCCGTTATGCTACGGATACTGGAGGCGCTGTTAAGGCAAGAACGGCCAGCGGCGGAACTGCTCCCGTAATAGATGTATTCTTCTTTAACAAAAATGATGCGTTAATCTTTGCCAATAAAAATAAAGATTATATTACAGTAAAGGTATATCCTCCGAAATCGCCTTATAAATATGCAGCTAATAGCTCACCTAACTATGGAGTAGCATGAATATATTTACTGACGGTAAATTTTATGGTAATTACCTGGGTATAGTAGTTGCTAATAACGATCCACAAAAAAAAGGTCGGGTCAAGGTTTATATACCTAGTATATCACCGACTGTTTATAATAACTGGAATCAGACCTTAACAGATAAAAAATTTAAATTTCTAGGTAAAAATATAAATAGCGATTTAACCGAAATTGTAGAAGATTTAAAAGATATATTACCCTGGGCAGAATGTGCAGCCCCGGTTGTAGGAGAAGTTGCATCGGGAAGATATAATAGTTTTAATAGGTCAGGAACCATAAGCGATAGCAATGATTATTCATCATCAACCCCAGTAAAAGATTTTAAACCAACAGAATTCAGTCAAAATACAGATGGTACCGGTGAAAAACCTGCTAATATTTTTGAGAAATATAAATGTGCATTAAAAGATGCATTTGTTAGTCCCCCTACTACTGGTACTAACAAAGCTAACTTGTATGGTCAGAATTACAGACCTTCTTCTTATTCTAATAAAGCTAAGGGATCTTTTTCAATACCCCCTGTAGGTTCACATTTATGGACATTCTTTGTTGATGGTAATCCTATGTACCCGGTTTATTTTGCTACTAGTCACGGGGCTTCGGACTGGCAAGGTTTGTACGAGTTTAATGATTATCCAGGTTCCTATGAAAATAAAACCCCTAATACGGAATCACCCGACCATAATGTAGAAATATATAGAAACAAATATATTTTTAATCAAAAAGGTGGTACAATTGAGATAGTTAATACAGACAATAGAGAATCTATAAACATAACACATTATAGCGGTAGCTTTATAAGCCTTACAAATCCCACGTCTATATATCTATCGTCTGCTAACGAACAACATTTAATATTAGGAGATAAATTTGAAACTATTAGAGGAACAGATAATTTGTATACCGATGGTGATAGAGACACTACGGTCAGGGGTGATGTTTATAGAAAAATAGGTTCATTAGACGCTGGATCAACCCAGAGATGGAAAGATGTTGCACAAGTAATTGCAGATATAAAACAACGTTTTGAGACTCAGCGTGTGGCTGAGAAAACCCTCTTTAATAGCTTAGAACAAGGTTTTGCGGGTAATTATATTGAGTGTCCAGTTTGTAGGCAAAACAGAAAGTATAACACATTGAGAAATGTATCTTTCAGTTCTGTTGGAGTGCCTAGCGTGCTTGCGAGTGGTGGTGGGTATACTGCACGAGATGGTGTGGCTTTGTATGACACTGTTAGTCCTATAGGTATTTTTTCTCCTGGTAATGCTCAGAGTCTAGCGTTTCCTGCAACTACAGAATGTCCCAGCTGTGGAGGCACCGGGTATAGTAAGAGCTCTATGGGAGGTACTTTTGATGCAGATCCAGCAAAGCAGCAGTTACAAGCGCTTATTAATAGCAAGATAATAGAGTTTTCTAAGCATGAGGCCAGCTTAGGTTTAGGTGGGCATGAGGTTGTAGATGTTACAAAACATAAAATTGAAACTATAGGAACAGTTATGAATGATTTTGGAAGTATAAGAGTTGATACTATTGGTAAAATGTATAATTCTGAACTTTATATTGGAAGTTATGGTGTTTTTCAAAATCAAAAGCCGAGCCCGTTAATAGAATACGTTCATGTGGATGACTTACCTGGCGGTAATTACACCTTAAACGTATGTAATAGATATACAACTCAGGTAGGTGCTGGTGGTATTAGTATGAAAACATTTGGACCTATACAATTGGGTGGCACTATTGTTAATATAAGTGGAGAGCAGTTAAACTTAGCGAGCAGTAATGAAGTTAATATTGATGGGGGTAAGAGGTTAACGATAACATCAGATATTATGGTATTAAAACAACGGCAAAGTGGACAAATTTTGATAGATAGCTGTTTAGGAATAAACGGTAACTTAATTGTGGGCGGAGGTGCCCATATAGAAGGCGAGCTTTCATTACAACATGTGACAGCACCGGTAGAAATACAAGAAACACAAGATACTCTAGCTTACGGTCAGACTAATGATGCTAACTGGACCACAGGAAGCTATCCAGTTATTGGATATGTATCGCCCATAGCAAACGATTATGTTACTGATGGAGGTCAGAACTGGACAAGAGTGTATGCAAGAACAATTAATAAAGCGGGTACATCTTCACCAAATTGCCTATATACATATGCTCACTCTCATCATTTTAAAAACCTGCCGCTAACGCTAAAGGCAAATAATGAGGAGGTACGTCAAGCGGCTCAAAATAATAATACTACAACTAGAGCTGCCGCATCCCCGCAAAATGATTCTATGAAAGGTCCTTAAATCTAGATTGCCAAATCTGCTTGTATTTTATTATCCAATCTAGCAGAGCAAATTCAAAACCTACATCGCGATTAGCTTTTTGACTTTCAATCCATTTGTGTTTTAATATTTCATTTCTCATTGCTGCAAAAAACTCATAAGCCTTTGTAGCGGACAATAAAGGTGCTTGAGTTGAGCTCATTTTATGTATTTATTCAAATAGTCTCGAATTTCGAGCCCACCTCCCGCCCCTATTTGAATGCACCTTCAATATTACTTATATTTTTAAGGCTAATTTTATTGCTCAGGAGGATCTAAATAAAAATATTTAGCGGAAGTAGTAATTTTTGATTCAGACCCTGCTGATGTTTCAATATTAGCTAAATCGTCAGCAGTATTTTTATTTGTACGCTTTTTTTCCTCAGGTACATTTGTATAAGTCTTATGAAAAAGTTTAGTTTTTTTTTCTTCTTCAACTTCTGCCTCTACTTTGCGAGTACCTCTAATCATATACACTATAATTGTATCAACCATTTCTAATAAAAAAGCTAGTAAAAAGCATATTAGTGCAGTTGTTTCCCCTCTAAACAATGCTCCAAACGATAGCTCTATAACATCGTCTGTCTTAAAAGATATAAACTGTGGCTCTATACCCATTTTAGAGCTAATAGTAGAAATACTATTATTTACCTGTATAGTTGTTTTAGCTAAATCATTAAAATTATCTATATTATTAATCTGATATAAAATACCTTTAGTCTTTGCATCAGAGGAAACAAGTTTTTCTATTTCTTTAATCCCTTCATTTAATTGGTCTTCTTTTATTGCAAAAGTTTTATCTAATGCTTGCAGTTCGAGATCTTTTTGATCAGATAGTCTGCGACTTTCTAAATCATTTTTAGCTTTTACCCTTCTTACCTCTGCTTCTATTTCCCTTGTGCGAGGACCCTCACCAGGTTTTCCTGATGTCTGACTACTTCTAACACCCTCTTTTTCATCTATTACAGTTTGCTTTATGTTAAGAAGGTCATTATCTAATGATATTATGTCTTGATTAAATTTATTGTTTGTAGAAGTGGTTGCCTTTTCTTTTTCTTTTTGCAGATCTACTTTGTCTTCTTCTATCTTACTTCTTGCAGCTGTATTGAAATAGTTTACTTTTTCAACTAGCTCAAATTTAGTTGATATTAATGCTTGTCTTATGCTAGTTTCACTATAAAAACCTACAAAATCAAAAATCGCTGGCAATATACTTATTCCTAAACAAAGCAATGCATGTTTCAACTCAAACCTCTCATTACCAAATAAAACTATTTTTATACAATAGGGTAGACCTACTACTGAAAGACTTGCAAGTAAAACAAATAACTTATTCCAATCTGGTAATATTAATCCTAACGCATGATAAGCAAAAGCTGTCGCCACTAACATTACTATACCATAGACATAATTTAAAAGCTGGCTAGCTAGCTTATTTTTAGTTGAAAAACCAAATAATGTTGGATATAAATGATTGGAGATCAAACGTTTTGAATCTAGAATAGGAATCATTTGTATATTATTTATTAAAATTATAATTCGATATCTTCGAAAGATGTATCTTCAATACTAGTGTTCCTTGCCCCTATTTTATAAGCGCTTATTTCAGTTTCTTGAGGAGCAACCTGGACTTTGCTGCTATCCAAGTAGCTATCTAGCCATCCTGCTATTGGATTGTCTTTCTGGTTAAAAAGTTTCTTATAACCCAACGAACGTAGTCTACTATCACACAACCATTTTGCATAACCGCCAAGCACATCAGCGTTTAACCCAAGTAATGATCCTTTGCTAAACAAATATTGTGCCCATTCAATTTCGTTTTTAGCTGCCTGCTCATAATATGCATATATTTTATCCTCGCTTTTTTTTGCAATAGAGGTAAATCCTTCCTTATCCTCTTCTTTAAGTATTTTAAGTAGGTTTTGAGTGGTCGCAAAATGTAAAGCTTCGTCTCGCTGAATAAACTTAATAATCTTCGCGTTGCCTTCCATAATACCGCGATACCCAAAATAAAACGAACAAGCAAAGCTAACGTAAAATACTAAACCTTCCATGACATTAATAGATAAGATACAATCAAATATCTTCTGTTTTATATCTTTCTTATCATCATCTCCTAAAATTTTATCAAAATTGCTTCTTATTAATTCCGCCCGGGAAACTATCTCTTTGTCTTCCATTATACTATCAAAAAATGCTGAGGCATCAGGGTGTACGTTGTTGAGTAGATATGAATAACTATAGCTATGAATACCTTCAAATCGCTGCCAGGTATTCATACATATCTCTAGCTCAGGATTAGAAACATAATCTTTAAGTGAATGTATAGATCGGGATAGCATACTATCACCTAATGTTTGAAATTTTAAATTATTATCAAATACAAATCTTTGTTCACCTTTTAACTCTCTATAATCATTTCTATCTTTTTGTAAAGATATTTCATGGGGCCACCAGAAAAATTCTTCTTGCTTCTTAAACAATTCAAAAAATATAGGATATTTAAATTTATCATATCGTTGCAAATTTAAATCTTCACCAAAAAATAACAGCTGTTTGGTATGATCTATATTCTTGAGATTAAGGACACTTTTCATTGAGCAATTATATAATTAGAGCTTACAAGCTCCACTCGAGCAGTCAGCGTCTCGTTCCATTGATTGTTCCTTGTCCCCATCATCAGTATTGTTATAATACAAAGATATTAGACCCATACTATATGCGTACATTATCTCCTTCATAACCTTACTATCTGGTAAAACATGATTGTCATAATGACTGTAATTGTAATAAATGTTTGTTGATATTGCCATATCAATATATTTTTGAATTACAGCATTAATATTTATTAACCCGGTGTTGTCCTGCATTGAATAGGCGAGTTCATAATTCTTATCAAATTTACCTATACCAGGCACTAGGACTGGTAATTTGCCCATTTTAGACATTTTATACGTTATAAGTGAACGGACTGGTTCTATGCCATTGGTAGAACTCTGTATAACTGAGCTAGACTCACAAGGCATTACAGCAGATAGCGTGCTGTGTCTTAGCCCATGTTTTTTAATTTCTTCCTTCAATTCAGACCAAGGCAAACTTAATTTGCGCTTTACTATATCGTTGACCTTCTTTTTATATGTATCTATAGGCAAGATACCTTTGGCATATTTCGTTCTATCGAACTTCTCGCACTTGCCTTTTTCCTTTGCCAAAACAAGGCTTGACTTAAGAAGATAAAACTGAAAATGCTCCATCCATTCATCTACTAAAATAAGGGAATCTTTTGAAGTGTATTTACATTCGTTTTTAGCTAGAAACGCAGCAAGATTGGTTATGCCTATTCCTAGGCTCCTGCGTTTTTTTGCAAAATTAGAAGCTGCAGTATTAAAATAGTCTTGAATATCTATTATTTCATCTAAAAACCGTACAACCAAATCGCAAGTCTTTTCTAAGTCTTGCCAATTTTTAATTTCTAACATATTAATAGCGGAAAGAATACACATACCTATTTCTGCTTCTGAGTCGTGATAATCTTTGAGCGGTATATAAGGTTGAATAACTTCTGTACAAAGATTAGACATTGTTATTTTGTCTGCCCAAGAACTATGTTCGTTAGCTGTGTCTACATTCAAAACATATATTCTACCTGTTTCAACTCGTTCTTTAATAATAAGTGAAAATAACTTTCTAGCTGATACCTTCTTTTTAAGTTTAATTTTCTTATTTGATTCACAATCTTCGTATATCTTATCAAATGCTGGGGTGCCCCATGCTTCCCAAAGTTCCGGTACTTCGTGTGGGCTGAATAATGTTATAGATTCATTTTTAAGAACTCTATCATAAAACAACCTAGAAATTCCAACTGTATAATCTAATTTGCGAACTCTATTATCATCTGTACCGGCGTTATTTTTTAACACAACTACATCTTCTATTTCATAATGCCACCACATTAAGTTTACTGTAGCACTACCGCCTCGCATAGAATTTTGCTGCCACGCCTTCACAGAAGCTTCATAAATTTTTAAAAACGGTATTAAGCCTGTATGAACGACATGACCTCCATTTACAGAAGCGCCTAGCGCGCGTATTTTAGAAACATCTATACCTATGCCACATCTGGAAGCAGTTGCTAAAGATACAGCTGTACCTGAGGCTGTAATAGATTCTTTGGTATCATCTATACCAATCAAACAACAACTCGCGTATCCCCGTGCCGTAGTTCTGACTCCTGCCATAATGGGAGTAGGTAAATTAATCTTATGCTTGGATATTGCATCATAAAATCTTTTAATATATGTCATTCTTGTTTCGTGTGGATAATTTGCGAATGCATAAGTAGCAATTAGAATATATGCAAACTGCGGTGTTTCGTGTATAATATTTGTAACTCTATTTTTAATTAGATATTTGTCACAAAGCTGTTTGATACCCGCATAAGTAAACAAAAAGTCCCTATCGTGGTCAATCCACTCACCAATTTTATTTAGTTCATCTTCTGTATATTTCTTTAAAATTAGCTCATCATATATCTTGCGTCGAACACCTCCATATACCATATCGACCAACCTAGGTGGGTGCTTGCCGCCCCATACATCTTTTCTAAGTTGATAGTTTAGTAGCCGAGCCGCGACATATTGATAATTAGGTGTATCGACAGAAATTAAATTAGCAGCAGCCTCTATAATGCTTTGATGAATGTCTCTTGTTGAAACATTATCGGTTATGTTTAGCTTTGCATTAATCTCAATATCTGACAAACTAACCCCTGAAATGCCTTCAATAGCCCAACTTATAACTTTATTAATTTTTTCTATATTAAACTTTTCTGTTTTGCCGCATCGTTTTTTTACATAAAATTGTGTGCTCATACAAGAAAAAATATTTTATATTTATACTAAAGTTTTGCAGTAATTTTTTTTTTTAAAAAAAGTTTTTTTAGTTACTTTTTTTGTGATTAATTAGCGCAAACAAATAAATATTATTAATTTTTTGAAAATGAGGAATGATTTTTTTATTATTAAAGATGGATTCATCTATAGAAGGAAAAAATCTATTTAAATAGTTGGAATCAATAGGATAGAGCCCAGGAGAAAAATGTAGAAAACACGTAAGACACGATAATCCGTTAAGTGTTAATATTGAACTATACTCGCCTATATTGATAAAATTATTTTTTGTTAGAGCAGATATTAATTTATGATTTGGCGAAGCCTCGCTAAGTATGCCGTAAAGATTATATTTGCTATTATTTGTAGTAAATGAAAATCTTTTAGGATTGAATTTACTATGAATAGACAGCCGCTCTTCGTCATATCTATTTTTAACAATATAACCTGCAAAAAAATAATGCGAAAAGTCTTCGGGGAGCAGGGAATATTCTAGCGATGGTTCTTGTTCTGCAAGTTCGTAATCTAATGCAATCTCCATATACAGATAGTAACTGTAGATAGTTAGAATTCAAGAGGAAAAAAACTAATTATCCGCGAAACGTAGATGTAAGTAAGAAAGATGGAAGTTTAAAGACTTTACCAAAATTTGTATTACCTTGTCGAATGACTACGGTGACCCGATCACCAGTTACAATTGGGCCTGACACAAGGGTACCACTAAGTCTTAGTGTATTAAATTGATTACCTGTTTTTGCATCAATACACCTTAAGGTTGTTCCATCACTTGTTACTGTAAATACCCTACTCTCCATATAACATATTTATAAAATCCTTGACATCAGAATCTGTGGATTGGTGAGTAAAAGATGTTAATTCTGAAAACATTGTATTACGCTTTACACCATATTCATTGGTGGTAATAGCTAATATTACATCACTAGGTACAGCCGGTAACTGTTCAGTAGTTTCAAATTGTTGTCTAATTTGCTCTACAGTAACCCCCTTTAAAAGTAGATCTTTAGCTTCTTTACAGATATATGTTCTATGTAATTCCTCTTCAGAGCCCGCTTTTTCTAGCTTTTTTTTATAATAATCAGGTGCCGCTGTTAGCGTCTTACCTGTAACAATACACTTGAGCTTTCTAGACTTCAAGAAACCTCTTTACTACCACACAAGCAATGTACATGATATGGGCATGGCTTGCAGCGGCCTTCACGGCTATGTTCATTATCATAATATATGTCCGGTCTTATACATGTGCCTCCATAAGGTACTTGACATCTATTTGGACCGCCTGTCATTTCCTCAACCCATGTCCGAGTACATGTTTTTATTTTTTCCTGTAAACTATACCAGTCTTTTTCATTTTTTTCGGTTTGTTCGCGTTGTAGTTTTGCTTCTTCTGGACTAACAAATTTTTTTCTTTTTTTAGCAGTCTTTAATAATTTTAATTTATATAGTACCTCGAAGTCTACCTGTTTTATTGACTTGCTATTGAGTTTATCCCTGACTTGCTGTACTGATAGACCAGACTTAAGTAATTTTGCTGCAGACCGAGAGACGTAATATCTTTGCAAATTCTCAATAGTACCGAATTTAGCTAATTTATTCTTTAAAACAGTGCTATTGAAATACTTCTCTTCTTCAGTTATTATACAGGTAATTGTCGTGCCTTTCATTACACCTATTATAATTACCTTTGTAAATAAATCAATTATACTAAATATATAATATTATGCCAGACCCTATTACACGAATTGTTTTTAGAAGAGGCTTAGAGTCAGAGCGCTCAGGCCTTATTTTATTGCAAGGTGAGCCAGGCTATACTACAGATTCAAAAAGACTATATGTGGGTGACGGATCTACGGCTGGCGGGGTCCCTGTAGGTATAAAAAATCTTGGTATTACAGCATTTGGCCCGGTAGCTTCAAATTTATCAGTATCACAACTCGCCTTTGCACCAGTCATTGGTGATATTGTATATGATACTACATCTAGTTTTATATATGCATTAACCGCCAGCGACTCTACTCTTGTATCTAGCTATACAAAATATGGCGCCGCAGCATTGCCAGATGAAACAACTATAACAAATAGTGGTGGCAATTTAGCTGTAAAAACAAATTCACTAGACGCGACTTACCTTCAAAGTGTTGCTATAGGAAGGGGATTAGAGCGTATCTCTAGTAATCAAACAATACGTATAGCTGATCCAGGTCCTGAACTAACATTTAGTGGAGATACTCTTTACATTACACCAGCAGGTGTAGCAAACGAAAAATTAGCAGTAATGCAGCCGAATACAGTTAAAGCCCGACTTGCCACTGCAGGGTTACCGCAAGATGTTCCTTTTACTGATTTTGCAGCGGCAATCAAAACTTCTCTTGCAAGTGCTCTTGATATTGCTGGTATACCTACGGGGACAGTTTTAGATTTTGCCGGTACATCAGCCCCTGTGGGTTATTTGCTTTGTGATGGATCTGCGGTGAGTAGATCAACCTATGCAACCTTGTTTACTGCAATTGGTACAACCTGGGGTGTTGGTGACGGTTCCACTACTTTCAATGTACCTGATTTAAGAAGACGAACATCTGTCGGCGCTGGAGGTAGTGCTACATCTACATTGGGAAATACTGTAGGAAATATCGGCGGAGCAGAGGCACATCTATTAACTGCAAACGAAAGTGGGTTAAGAGCGCACGCACACCAGCAGTCATATGGGGGATGTTTTAAATCTGCGGGAGGCTGCGAATCGAGTAATAGAAGCGCCCAAGGCGGTGGCACAACACCAAGCGGTCTTACAACCCAAAACAATGCTGCATCTAATGCACTAGTAGCACATAATAATTTACAACCGTCAGCAGTTGTGACTAAGATTATAAAATATTAATGAAATTTAATAGTTTGGTTGCTAAATTACTAGAAGATTTTAATGTCTACCCTCAAACAAGAAATATTCAAGGCAGGCCTGCCCCATCCCCAGGTCCAAATATAAATTTTAGAGGACCGCTACCATCAGGTTTCAAGGGCGCAGGCCCCCAGGGTATAGCACCCGGTCAGCAGGATCAGGTAGTGATAAAGATGGTCACCAAGAAAAAAAAGAGAAAGCGTTAACGAATATTTTTTAAGAACGTGTGTCTGCCTATAGTATTAGTGACGACTGCTTGAGGGTTTTTCCCGCCAACCTGAGGGTGTGACCATTTTGGTTGTACTTTGCTCGGCCCGCTTGATACATGATAGTGGGTTGCACCATCTGTAATATCTGGTAGTTTTTTTGATAACCCCGCCAAAGCTAGTTCTAAAGCTTTAGGCCAATTAGGGTGTTGTTTTGCCTTATCTACAATTGACGCCATGCTCTCCTGCCCTGATGTGTACTTATTAAAAAAGCTAAATTGTTTTGGTTTCAATACAACTTGTACTGTTCCTTTGACAAAATCAGACGATGTTTGAGCTCTGTTGGAAATTACATTCATAACAGCGTGCATTCCCTTTTCACCCTCCCCGCCGGCTTCTCCTATTAATGCTGCTGCTATTATATCCATATTTCTTATAGCTTGCTTAGGAGCAGACTGAACAATGCCTGGGGGCTGAGGAGGCACATCTGCTGCCTCTAATAATTGTTTTACTAGTAAATTGAACCGCATGTATTATTTAATTTAATACAGCTACTTTTACTATTTTTGGATATCTATTAGCAAATAATATAGCATCCCTTTTATGTTCAAAGAAGACATCTATTACAGGTAGTTTGCCCCGAGATGCGCGCTTTTCTTTAACAGCGGTACCGGTGTCAACCGCTTTAACTAATCCAATGTTTGGTATAATAACTTCTTTAGTATAAGGAATAATACGAGGATCAACCGCAATTGATTCACCCTGTTTTAATGTATAGCCGGTTGAGCTTTTCTTTTTAGCACTATAACGATCTGTGCCGCTACCGCGAGCCCAATATACAGTTAAGCGCACAGTCAATACATTAAAATCTCCTCTATCAGTTTTTGGAATAAAAACACCATCATACTTTACACCATTTTGCTTGACTTCAATTTGTTTAGCAACTTTCTTTTCTTCTGCTGGGTTCATAGATTTTAATTCTGCCCTAACATCTTTAATATTTTTTTGTCTTTCTGGATAATCAGTGAAACAAAAAGATGCTGTCGACAGCATTAGAATTATGATCAGTGTGCTTAGCTTATGTATTTTATTTGTTGTTTTCATAAAATGAAATATATGACGGCTATAGGCCGGAGAAAACTATGTCTCTATATTAGTTTATTATTTAGTCTCTTCCCACGGAAAAACAACCCACCTGTTGTCCGAAAGCTGAGTGCCAAAATAATTTGGTTTGTAGACTTCATTTGTTCTATATACAAGAGTAATAGAAACCATCTTTAAAGGCAACAAATAATTTTCCATAAATTTTAAGGTACCGCCTGAATCACATATATCATCTATAACATATACAACATCTTTATCGCTTAGAATCTTTTTATCTGGATACTGAAACATAACTTCTGTGCTTTTATTAGTTTCATTGTAACTTTTTATTCCGCAAGTATAAAAAGTGTTAATATTTTTTAAATGTGAAAAGATTACTGCTGGTACCAACCCTCCACGAGACAACCCTACAATAGCAGCATTATTACTATAATTACTTGTTTCATTAACAATGCAGTTTAAGGAGTTATAAATATCGCTCCACGACAAGAAAAGCTTTTCCATTCTTAATTTTAAAGTATTTTATTAAATATCAAGACTTCTTTTTTGTAACATTATCTGGCACCACCAGCCACTCATTTAAATGTTTGCTAAGAGTGATAGCCGTTTGTAGTAAGTCTTGAGCTTCTTTACCCTTTTTCTTTTTACTCTGTTCGTATACATCCAGGACAAAATCAGCAGTTATCTTAGTTTTTGTCTTACCAGTTGTCATTGTAGTAATTACGCATAATTCTACAAATTCAACGTTCGGTTTGATCTGGTGAATTACTAGCCCTTATATGCTTTACTGTATCCACAAATTTTGCAAGCAGATTATTAAATTCAGGAGAACCATATAATTGATGATGTATTCTTTCAATGCCAGAATGATCATCAGTGTTTGCAGCATTATGCAAATCTTCTAGTATTTCACATACTTTTTCTTTCATTTCTTTTAATGACATTGGACCATAGTTTGCAACATGTATTTTAAATTTTTCTTCCCCCTCGTTAGGTGCATATTGGTAGCTTATAGGAAATGCCCCCGTGTTGTTGACATTAATATTTTCTGTAATCCAATTATCTATTTTGGGCTGCCAGTAATTTGCCATATTATATTTATGCTTTTCTGGCAAATGCGCATGATCTGCATATAGTGTTTACCTTGTGATCATTAAAGCCATTAAGAATTTTATTATATTCTTTGCTTCTAAACAATGATTCGTAGTTATCTTTATAGAGATTGCCCAATACATGATTTTTTTCTACATCCATACAACATAGGACCACATCACCATCTGGTAATAAATGCTGTATTTTATCGTGATGCTCAGAGCAATAAATCTTACCTTTTAGTTTCTTATTAGGCTTGGCTTTATACTTCATAGGTGCATTTATCCTGGTAAAGGGCTCACTCCTGTGAGCATAGTCTAATAAATCATACTTTTGTAGAAGTGTCTGTATTTTTAAATCTATATTTTTTGATAAAATAGAGATTCTATCCTTTTTTATGCCGCTACAATTTTTATTAATTTGAGAAAAATACTTTTCTATATTACTGTAATAATAATCGCTATTATTCTTATATGACATTTGATCATCTCGTATGTGGAGAGATCTAACTAACCATAGATTTGAATCTAAAAATAAATCTACATGTTCTGGGTATTTGTCTGGTAGAGTAGTAAAGCAAACCACCTCGTACCCTTCATTAATTGTATGTAATAAGATTTCCTTAAAATCTTTATGTAACAAAGGCTCGCTCATACCAATAAAAGCTATTCCAACAAACTTTGGTATTTTAGAGAGTATGAGTTTATAATCTGATACTGTTAAAGACTTTGCTGAGCTTTTTTTAAGTAGGCTTAAATGGGGACAGTAATTACAGTTTACACTACATCCAACATAGAGACTAATTTCTACAGTGTAGGTAGGAAGCTTTAGTTGCATCTATCAATTATTGCTTTGTATATATAAGCAAGGCCGGGGTAGGTAAACCACACCAAAGGAATAAAGGTTAAAGGCGTATTAAAGTAAAAATGACTAGCGATACCGATTAATAAAGATAACCAGAATGAAAGGCAGATATAACACCCCAATAATTTTCCTAAAAATGGAGACTTAATAAGTAGCGCGGTCTCAAATTGATCATTAGAAAATATATTTCTATCAAAAAATATTTGACCTAAAGAAGTCCGTAGCGGGCTATAAAACCATATCAATAAAGATGTTGTCAGAATACCTAAACCAATTATATACTGTACTATCATATCATATATAGTAAATAAGACGTGATTATACAAGAGCTACTTAGTAGTCAAAAGCATCTAACCAAAACTCAGTTCTTGCAAAATAGAAAAGACAAATTTGGCACGCTTTGCCAAGCACCATTTACTACTATGAATTTTAATCAGGGAGGACGAATAACTGTATGTTGTGCAAACAGGGACTATGCGGTTGGCTTTTATCCGCAAAGAAGTTTGATGGAAATTTGGAATGGAGAAGAGTTAAAGAAGCTAAGAGAGGAAATGGATAGTTTTAGCTTCAAGCTAGGGTGTCAGCAGTGCGAATTAATGCTTGATTCAGCCAACTACAAAACATTAAAAATAAAACATTATGATACAGAAGACTCAGCGTTATCTGAGAGGTATGATGATAGTTTTAGAAAATTGAAATACCCATATAGATTGGACTTTGAGCTCAGTAATAAGTGCAATTTAGAATGTATAATGTGTAATGGTGTTTATTCCTCTTCTATTAGAAAAAATAGAGAAAAACGAGAACCTTTACTTGAAGTTTACGAAACTGAAGAGTTTTTTGAAGAATTAAAGCCTTTTCTTTTAAACGCAAAACGAATTAATTTTTTTGGAGGTGAGCCGTTTTTAATAGGGGCATATTACAAGATATTTGATTTTCTTTTAGAGCAAAAATCTCAAACACTTTGCTATATACAAACAAACGGTACTATATATAATGATAAAATTAAACGTTATCTGGAAAATCTTAATATAAACTTAAGCGTTTCACTTGATGCAGCTACAAAAGAGGTATATGAACGAATAAGAAAAAATGCACAATATGATAGAGTAATTTCAAATATAGAAAAATTTAAAGAAGCATTAGATAAAAATAATAAACAGTTTTTTTTATCTCCAGTGGTATGTACTGAAAACCTTTTTGACTTAAAGAATATCTTAGATTTAGCAAATAAATATCGGGCAAAGCTTTATTTTCATCATTTAGAATTTCCTCTGATGTTAAACTTGAGATACACCGACAAGCTTTCGCTGCAGCAAGCGCTTGACCATTATTACTCTATTGATGCTCAGGAATATTCTGATGGTAATTCTGGTTATAACTTTAATGCATTTCTAGATGCATTAAAATATATAAAATATTGTGTAGTAAATCATGAAACAAATAATCCTAGTGCAATATACTTAGTAGATTATCTGCGGGTAAATTTTACTGAAAGATATAATTTAGCTCAAAAAATTATCCAAGAGTATAATTTAGACGAAAAAAAGGTGCACAAGCTTTATACTATAAACGAAAAATATTGTATAGAGCTGTTTAGAGATGAGCCAATGGATACTTTTGTACGAACTATTACCGGGATGGCAGTTGATGACGCCCATCTTTTGCGCTAATAAACCATTCAATAGTATTTTTTATACCTTTTTCCCAGCTATAAACCGGGCTCCATTTTAATAGCTTTTTTGCTTTATCTGTAGAAAACCTCTCATAAAACGTTTGGTTTTTTCGTTGATCTATATTAATAATTTTTGACTTACTATTTAGCTTTTTAATTATATCTTTAGCCATTTTTTTTGCTGTAATTTGTTCGGATGCAGATAGATTTATTATATTATTTTTAGCTTTATTAAATCGTTGAACAGCTTTAACGACACCCGAAGCAATGTCATATACATGAGTTTGGGTGCGTGTTTGTTTTCCGTTTCCATGTATCTTTAATGGAAGATTTTTTTTAGCGGCAGTAATGAATTTATGAACACCTAATGCAGGTCTTATACCTGGCCCATATGTAGTTGCAAAACGTAAAATAATATATTCAAGCCCAAACGTTTTTGCATACCCTAATATTATATTTTCACCGGCTAGCTTTGAATAAGCATACAGGTCAGATGGATTTAGCGCTGAATTCTCTTTGCCTATTGTTTCAATATTACCGTAAGTGCATACTGTGGATCCATATATTAGAGGCTTTTTATACTTTGCACAAAGATAGGCTATATTATGAGTCCCTACAACATTTATCATTACACCGCTTTGTGCTCCTAATAAATTTTCCATTTCCATAAAATTAGCCTGAGCGGCAATATGAATTACCATATCAGTATTTTTAATATATCGCTCAAGTTGATTTATGCATAAAAGATTGTTTCTATCGCTAATATCAAAATTAACAGGTCTATATTTTACCCATTCTAAATGCTTAATAATTTCTTTACCTATAAACCCACTCCCCCCTGTCACAAGTATGCTACTCATTGATATGCCACCGGGCCACCATAAACGCTTCTGCATAATTGCTATTACATTCAGACCCTCTTAACGCTGCTAGTGTTTTTATTAATTGTATTGACCGGGGATGGGGAGGCTGTCTAAGCTCACCAGGATAGAATAAAAGAGCTTCAACTTTTTTATTAATATCATCTTCGGATAAAATATTGTAATAGGTGGGAGTAAACTTTTTTGTAATTCCAAAAGTTTGATCAGATGAAGATAGTGTTTCACCACATAAAATGCGAGGAATAACAAAAGGCCCTGTTGCTCTTAAAGCAACATTAATTGCAGAAAAGACTCCCCGATGATCTTGATGATTATCGTAAGGAGAAACAGTATACAAAATATCAAAAAACGGCTCATTTAATAAAAAACTTTCTATTGCACCTGCCACATACTTTATATCCGAGCTAAGAAGAGATTCTGAAATATCTAAATGTTGTAGTTTGTCTACATTAAGAAAACGCGCAACCTCTTTACTATTCTCTAGTTGTTGAGCATTACGAGGGTCCTTATCTCCTTTGAGAATGCATATTGTTAGTGTATCGCCTTGCCTTTTATGTTTGATCAATGAACCGCCTGCAGACAAAATTTCATCATCACCGTGCGGTACTAAACACAGGACATTCATAGCTTTATTATATATACTATTTAATTAAACTCAATTAACTGCAGGGTCTTTAATATTATCAAGCAACTGAGTAATAAAATAAGCCCTAAACTGAACTAATTCACAACCATTGCACAGGCTAATTTTTTTTAGAAATTCTTCTCTTGCAACATAATCTTCTCTTAATTTTTTACCGTTTTTGAATATTTTAGGTACAGGTTTTTCCAAATTAAAAAATTGTTTAATCTCTGCTTCGTAAATTTTTGCCCCGTAAATTTTTGGATCAATATCTGACATAAGGATATTTATATTTAGTTATTAAAAAATAAACTAGACTCTTTTTCTAATTGTTTGTATCTTAAAAATAATTTTGACAATAAAAACAATCCTGTATTACTTAACACATATTCATTATAACTTTCCTGCAGTTTATTATTCCAGGGCTTGAGTTCACCAACAAAATGAAATATAAGACCTTCGGCCAATAGCTCAGACGACAATACATCTGTTGTGACATTATATTTTTGCGGCAAAAAAGTTGTCTTGTTTTTAAAAAAATGATTTAGAACAACTTGATTACCAGATAAATTATTTGACTCTTCGCAAAACTTAATTAATTTCCTTTTAAATGATTTAGAAATATATTTCTTTCTTACTAAAAAAATACCGGCGTTAAACCCGTTGCCTCTTGCATAGTAAATAGCGATTCTCGGATTTAACGGGCATGCACAAAAATTACCCTGTTGACTAAAGAATGAAGTTATATCGCCATTAATTAAAGTATCGCAATCTATATACAGTATCTCATCAAACTTTAAATCAAACAGTTCAAATCTATATCCAGGATTAAATTGCCACTTTCTGTATGCACCATCAAATATACAATTGTTATAGAGGCCTCTATTTATTGGTTTAAAATCTACAGATAATTTTAATTTACTAAAAATAGTACTTAGTTCCGGTAATAGACAGTCTTCGTAATAAAAAATAACTAATTTAATGTTTTTTAAACTATTATACTTGTATAACGAATACAAAGATACTTTAAATGCAGTTAAAAACTCTTTGTTTAAAATATAAACAATTGCTTTAGACACGAAAGCCTTTCTTTTCATTTTCTTTATACGGAAAATTATTTTGTATTAGGTAATCCCTAAGAGGTGCTTTATAAAAAGCATTTTTTAATTCTGGTAATAGCCACAAAAATTCTTGAACGAGGTGTTTGTCCAAAAACGGATACCGGGCTTCAATTCCTAGACAACCGATAATATATTCATCTTTCGTAAGATATTTTCGCATTGTCCCGTTAAAGACGTTTTTCCATGGAAAGATAGAATTAAGATCGTTAGGAAATTTTCCTTGAAAGCAGGACGCTTTGTCTTGATCATAATTACCTTTTACATAGTAATCGCCTATAATCTCGTCACACCCAGTACCAGAAAAGAATATCTTACAACCACTATTTTTTGCGCGAATTCCAATATGCATCAAGGGTATAGATGATCTATCTTCCAAATACCCATATTCTGTATTCGTATCTAGCTCACAATACTTTTGAAAGTGTGACAATACATAAAGGTTGTTTTTTTCATTATAATCAATCATTTCAACATTGTTTAATATATTACATCTTTCCTGAATAATATTATAATTTTCATTGTTTACAATGCTATATGCGTTAAAAGGCTTTTTAATATTGTTTAATTCACAAGCAATACAGCCGCTATCATAGCCGCTGCTTAACCCTATAAATATTTTTTTATCTGTTTTAGATCTATTTAATATAGATAGCTTAAAAGCGGCAATCCAGTCTTCATAAGTTTGCTTATGTTGCCTTAAATCAAACGTAATATTTGTATAATTTCTTATCTTGTTTTTATTAATATCATAAACCATTACTGTATTTGGCTTATGAGGCTCAACATTAGATATACCACACTCCAACAATGCGCTTTTATATGTAGAAACGTGAAACCCATTATCTATAGAAACCCATAATGGTTTTGTTTTAAACGGGTCTGTTGCAGAGAGTATTTTCTGCCTTTTATTGTCAACTAACAGTATAGCGTATTCACCATCCAAATATTGTGCAAATTTTATTCCATATTTCCTATAAAGATTAAGAATATAGAGGGCTTCATTATCTTCGGTATAATTATATATTTCGCCATTAAAAATTATATCTATGTCATGTTCAGAGAAAGGCTGTAAGCAGTTGCCAGCAATATCTAATCTATTGTGTAAAAATGTACCCACCCCGGTTTGATAAGTATTAAAATTATCTGGCCCTCTATATTGCAGTAATTTATTAGCATTAGATATACTTTCTGCAGAAAGCTGCTTTGTAGTGAATAGAATGCTACACATAAAATTGAAACTCCTTAATAAATTTGTTAAGTTTGTTTGTTGTTATCCCTCGCTTCTTACAAAAAGCATCTAGTATGCAGTTAATCATTAATTTTTCTTGCTGATCAAGCGTTTCGTTCTTTTTTATTTTAGAAATAATTTTGCTGTCTACAGGAATATTAAGATATTTTCTAATAAAATCACAAGATAATCGCACGTTAATGTCGTTGCTATGCTTATACTTTTCCGTCATGCAAGTTTTTGATTTGTAGCATTCACACAATATATCGGTGGATTGTATACCGCTTATACTGTCTGGATTGTATATTACACTTCTTAACCATAGATCGTAGTCTTCTGAGTGTAATAGCGTGTTATATTGACCTAATAGATTAATATATTTTCTATCATACCCAACATTATGATCCACAGTATTAAAAAACATTAATCGCCATACTAATAAATCTAGATCAGTTAACCGGGTAGTATTTTCTACTCGCCCATCATGATAATTAAACTTATAGCTCCCATAAACTATCTTATGCTTATTTTTGCTAAGCTCATCAACATAATATTGTATATAATTTGGATGGTATATGTCATCTCCATCAGCACGACAAATAATATTTTCTTTAATTATGTCGAGCCCGTAATTTAAAGCCGCGCTACATTTTTGTATAGCATTATAGTTAAAAACTTTTATTCTAAAATCAGGGATACCCTTAACTATATCAATTGTTTTATCACTACAATTGTTATTAATCACATATAGTATGAAATCGGAATATGATTGAAGAAGCAAGCTTTGAACTGTTTGATTTATAGTATCCTCACAATTAAATACAGGCAATAATATAGCTACACTCATGAATATATACTTTTTGGCTCACAAATTGGGTAATAACTATTTAGAATGCAAAGATGAATATTCAAATCTTTGTAACGGTAACTTTCACCATATAGTTTATAATTATTGGATTCTAAAAAATAATTTAAAAAATAAACAATATAATTTATTTTTAGTTACAGACGTTCCAAAAAATATACAAAAAAATGATGTTGTAATATTTCATTATGATACTAAAGATAAAATTAAAATTGGTAAATATAAAACTGTACAGGTTATAGGTGATTTTCCGGAAGTTCAGGGTGTTGATTTTATAGTCACTCATAACAAGCAGATGATTAATAAGCGCACGTTTTTCATACATTTTCCTCTTCCTGTTAATATTATTAAATTTAACCCTAAGTTTCCCCCCGTAAATTTTACTGGTGTAGGCGCAGCGCACAGTTTTGACAAAGAGTTATCTGGTAAGAGATTTATCCAGAATTGTGCCTACTATGGAATAAATTTTAAGATAATAAACAACAAAAATTATTGCGATATACCTACGGATGTGTTTGTATTTTTGAGAGACAAAAAATTACCATTATATAAGAAAGACAACGGTGAATTTCTTCATCCTTCATCCATATGGTCTCCTATTACTGGCAAAACGCACCGTCACGCAAATAGGCTATATCAAGCTTGGTATATGGGTATACCGAGTATTCTTAATAGAGAAACCACCATATCAGGAGTAGTTAAATCGAAATATGATACAATTTTTGCCGAAACACCAAAAGAGCTTTTTGCAAAAATGATGTTCTTAAAAAAAGATAAGAAAACTTTTTTGAGAATGATTGGTAGGTGCAAAAAGCGCGCAAATGAAAATTGCCACAAAATTATTGTACAGCAGTACCATGAAATGTTTAAACAAATATGCAAGTAAACAGTCATAATGAGTGGGGTAAGCTGAAGGAGGTAATTGTAGGAAATGGATTTCCCGCAGAATTACCACACAATGATATAACGTTCAAATTGTTTTTTCATGATAATATATACGATACTCGTAATTCATATTATGCCGACAGATGGGTTTTAAATTCTAAAATAATTGAAGAGCATACTGAAGATTTAAATTCATTTGTATCTTTACTTGAAAATAATGGTGTTAAGGTATTAAGACCAAAAGTACCTGCATGTTTAAAGGCTACAAAAACATTGTGCTGGTCTAGTACCAACTACCCAGCTCTTAATGTACGTGATTTGACCATGGTAATAGGAGACAAAATAATAGAAACCCCAGTGGCTGCAAGATGGCGACAATTTGAAAACGATTATTTAAAGCATTTGTTTTTAGAATATTTCAAGCATGGTGCATCATGGATATGTGCACCTAGACCTCTAGTAACAGACAATTCTTATGATATGTCCAGAGTCTATAAATCTTTAGATGCTAAGAAATATTATGAGTCGTTAAAATCAAAATATAGTCAAGAGTTAGATTGTGGGGTTGAAATCATGTTTGATGCAGCAAACTGTTTGCGGTTAGGTAATACCATATTAATGAATGCATCAACAGAACATGAGAGACTTGGTGCTAAATGGTTACAACAAATCTTAGGTAAAGACTACAGAGTGTGGGTAGTTGATATTGCTGATCATCATATTGATTCCGTTTTTTTACCTCTTCGCCCTGGGCTTGCGCTAATAACATTAGATATTGTTAATAAATTACCTAAGCCTTTGCAACAATGGGAGTTTATTCACGTGCCAACTGAATTATCCCCTACTACATCAACAGGCTACATACCGCTAGCTTCTGAAAAAATATATTGCAATATACTTTCACTATCACCAGAAACAATTATTTGTATGCCTGAATATTATGATATCTTGAGCTCTAAGCTTAGAAAATACAATATAGAAGCAATACCTAATAAAATAAGATACAGTAGACTATTTGGAGGGGGTCATCATTGTCTAACTTTGGACATTAACAGGGAAAGCGAGCTGGAGGATTACTTTAGTGAATAGCGCCATGGTATTTACAATTACTAATGACTATGTAGATGCTCTCAGAGTATTTTTATATAGCTACTTACAATACAATAAATTAACTCCCCCGTGTGTGATTATTGAAGAAGAAAATATAACACAGTATAACAAGAGTGAGATAAAGAAAATTTATCCAAATGTAATTTTCAAAACAGTATGCAACAATTATAGTTTTGATCGTACATTCAAACGAAGAAAATGGAGAATTAACCCTGCTAAAAGATTTGAAATTTTTACTTTGCAATATGATAGTATAGTATTCTTTGATGCTGATATGATTGTTTGTGGTAATATTGAACACCTGTTCTCCAATCCTGTTGCTTTTGGTGCAGTTTATCATCCAAACCCTGACGGCCTGCATAGTAAATTACTTTGCTCTGGAAGTAAGTTTTTAAAGAATAAAAATTTTAATTTTGACAAATGTTTTAATGCCGGGGTAATGGTAATAAATAAACAATTCCTGTGTGAAGAAGTAAGATTAGGATTATTTAAAATATATAAATCGGCAAATTGGCTTGGCAATCAAGGTCCTTTGAATTTATATTTTAATAATTTAGTTACGCTTCTACCAGCAGAATACTTTATATCCACACCTTTTATTACTGATTCTAAGCTCAAGAATGGTTTAATTTTTCATTACGCTGGTGAGAATAAGCCCTGGCTAACAACAAGCAATAATATTGAAGATAATTTTGATAGCGGTATAGTGTCTTCTATTAAGGAAAGAGTGCTTTTGCTAAAGATACTTACAAAATACAAGCAGATATTAAATAAAATAAATGATTAAAAATTATTGGATGCGATCTAATGGCGATTTGGTAGAGGTGTTAGATCATTTTGCTATGTTAGAGAATAAGCTTAAAGCTAAATACACACCAGAAGCATATTTTACAATGCTCTCAAAGCAAGGGTTTTTACGAATAGTGGAAACTGATAAGGATATAATTATAGGATACCATCCTTTCAGAAAGGTGCAGCAGCATCAACTTCAAAAACTTACAGATTTTTCTATAGAGCATAAAAAAAAGTTAGTAATGGAACGGGATCCTCGATTTCAAAAACCTGGTATAGAGTTTACGGTATTACGAGATGAAAATTCAGCATAATTTTCAAATTCAAATACACCTAAAAATATAAAGTTTTTTTCATAGAATGGATTAATAATTTCGCATGGAGTATCATGCAAAAAGTAAAAACTATTAAAATTTTCATTTAATGTTGCATCAATTCCGTTTGATCGGATAGTGATAGGCCCGTCGCCCTTATCATATATTAAAAGAATAATATGTTTATATTCGGGTCGTATGCTCTTATGTGTTTTCATAGAACTATACATAAACGTGGTCATTGCCTTGTATTGCTTACAAAATTCTTTCATACTGTCAGGGGGTTCAGGGAAATCATATCTCATATTATCCCGCTCTGGGTATAATAAATTAAGAAGAGGATTTTGATTAATAACATCAAAAAATTTGGTTGCTTGTGTTTCCTGTTCGTAAAGTGGAATACCTTTAAAGGTGTTTTCGGGGCAATTTTCTTCATCAGCAACAAAATCGCTTATTCTATTACAAGGATAGAGTAAATCACTTTCAGGCGAATAACTGTTATAGTGCATATCTGCCAAGCCGTAGTTATTCTGTATGTTATATACATCATTCTTTAATAGGCTATAATTGTTTTTAAAGTCTGACAAAAAATTATAAATGTATTCGTTAATCTTGGCCATTGAATAAGTACTTATTGTTTTTAAATATTTTATGCAACTTGCTGAATACAAATATATTGAAGGTATTAGCAAAGAATTTAATATTAATTACCCTTATTCCTGGGCTAATTTAGCTGTCCAAAAAGATGTAAATGTCGCTCTGTCTTTGTTGTTATTTGGATTTAATTTAGAGAGTATGTTACATAAAGAAGAATACATTAATAATGCTAAAACCATTTTTAATGGTGTTATTGACAAGGTAATACACCGCACATTAGATTACTATAAAGCGAATGTGGATTCTGATGATGATTATGCTTTTTTAGAGAAAACTTTTTATCAAATAAAAAACTATAATACTAAAGCAAAAACTCCTTTTGAACTTTTAAATGACTGGCCTGTAATGCTCTCACCTAATCCTTTTGTTTATGCTGGTAGAAAAGAAATTCCATACCCGTATTATGTTTTCAATATCAAAGATGATAATCTTACTAGATGGGGGCGAGACCCTTTTATTACTTTAGAATTTTCACTATTTACTGGGTGTAGTGTAAATTGTTCCTATTGCCCCCATGCCACACTTCATAAGGCATCATCTGAAAAATATATGTCCGTGGATAGATTTAAATTAATTTTAGATAAAATACCAAAAGAGGTTGGTTTAGTATTTGCAGGGTTTTGCGACCCTCTTCAATATGATAAGTTGGTAGACGTAATAGAGTATAGCTATCAAAAAGGCCATAGATTGAACATCGCTACTACCATACCAGAAGATTATCCTGAGAATATAGATCTTTTTTTAAATGAAAAATATTGGACTGGAAGATGCTTACACCTAAGAGATGAATTTATGTCATATAAGACAAACAGCGACAACTATTATAATATAATAGATAAATTTTTTTCACAAATGAATAAACAATATAAAACTAATAATATAGTAGTTGATAATAGATTTTCGTTTTTAGGTAAAAACATTGATAGCCGTATCAAGGAATTAATAAACAAAAATGAATTAGATCATGTATTTGAGGTGTGTATTCCCCATACTAGGATAAATGCCCCTATCAAATATGATGCTCCAAGACAAAATAAAGGACTAGCGGGCAAGATATACTGTTCTGTGGGCCTATATAGGCGTCAAATGATAACCCCAGATGGTGATGTGGTACTATGTTGTATGGATGTGGAGAAGCAGCATGTATTAGGTAATTTAATTACCGGTACCTATGATGATATTTATAATAGTGAAAATTATGGTAAATTTTTGAGAGGGTTTAATGATGAATCAGAATCGATAATTTGTAGAAATTGTATTTACGGAAAACAAGTTAAATAGAATATGAAGATATGCTTTTCCTATAGCTGTGATGCTGCATACTTACCCTACCTTAAAAAAAGCTTAGATACCCTTAATAAAAATGCACCTAGATGTTTTGCTAATATAGATATTATAAACTCTCCTGGTGCTATTATAGAAAATAATAATATTGAGGTAACTCATACTAATCAGGTATTTTTTGAAGAACATATCTTAATAAAAAACAAAACATCAGAAATTTTAAAAGAGAGATTTGTAGGCATGGCAGGAGCTTATGCTAATTTAAAAAAGGTTTATAATGTATACGACCTACTATTTAAATATGATTATGTTATAAACATGGATGCAGATAATTTAATATTGAAAGATGTCTACAATTTTTTTGAAACTACAGATACAAATGCTGATATTTTACTGAAATATTCAAAAAAAGGAAAAATGGAAGGCAGGGACTTGGAAAGAAGAAAATTTAATTTCAGACATTTTGATTGTAATATAATAGACTTAAATAATTTAGACGTACATTTTAGAGAAGGTTGCATGGTTATAAGAAGTACAGACAAATCAAAAGAATACTTCAAGATAATAAAAGATAATATTTTAAGCAAAATAGTATGGTATGGTGATTCTTATTGGATGGCATATGCATATAGGCAGATCGGAAGTTCTGTTCATTTCAAAGAATTACCTAATACATTTGTAGCTTATGATTTAGATAATGAATTAAATGATTCCTATGTTTGTAGTGGTTATGGAAAGAACAAGCATTCAAGTAAATATGCAGAGTTAGTTAAGACTACATGAATAGTTTTAAAGATCTATATAATTGGTATCAGAAAATTAGTAATGTATATAATTATTCTTTTTCTGATAATGGCTGGCTTGGTCTTTATGGTGTAACGTATAAAAATAACACCCCTGTAGCGACCAAATTATATTTTAATATTGAAACTCCTATTCAAAATAAAGATTTTCCATTTGCAGAAAACAAGAATTTATATATAAATCTAGTTCAACATGCAGATCCTGACAGATGCTTTAACAATTGTTTAGCGTTAAAAAAATATAATAATCATATAAAGAGCTATTTTCACATTAAGTTTAAAGACTATTATAAATTTGTTGACAGTGACTCATTAGACGACATAGCACTATCAAAATATAAGCAAGGAATATCAGTAGAAGATACTATTCGTAGATATTATTATGTAACTGAAAAAGAAGACATAAAAAAAATTCTTAAAAAAACAGAAATTAGTCAACTAGAGTCTGATGTAAAATATTTAGAAGTTACATTAGATCCTAACAAATGCATAGTGATATTTCCAGATAATTATGGCTTGTGGGTAAATCGTATAATAGAGAGTAATTGTTCACAAGATATTATAAAAGATGTAAAAAATATGCAAAATTTATTTGGTGTAATACCTTGTTTGTTTGGGAAATATATGAATAAAGATGTAAAAACGATATACTGGGATTTGACTGTTAAAAATTTTTACCCTGGCTCAGATTTATATAACTATATTATTTCTTAAAAACCCAATGATATGGGTCCAGTACAAACTGAGGCGGGGGATATAATACAGGGGGCCAAAACGAAAAAACTTCTTTAGGTGTTTTAAATTTACTAAAATCAACATCATTAGCACAATTTTTTAAAATATTTTGTACAAATTCTATTTCCTCTAATTCTGTTTTGTTTTCTGGATTATTTTCTTTAAATACTTCTTTTTCTTTTTGTAGTGTATCAGAAGCCTCAGTTGCATGCTCTGTAATAATTTCCTTCCATCTGCTTATACATTTATTAAGTATCTCTTTATCAGTAGAAAGAAGGTTATCTACATCAAATCCAAGACGCTTGCTATAAAATTCGTCGCTTAAACTGTTATAATAACCTATTCGCTTTTGTATTTCTTGATCATCAAAATCAAACAGTGATTTGTTTTCTTCTAGTAATCGATTAATAAACTCTGAGTCTAAAATGAATTTTTTAGGCAATCTTTTCTTAAATTTCTTTAAGACCTTATCATTAAACAATATATGTTTTTTGTCTAGTTTTTCTACTTTGCTATAATAATGATAGAGTAGTCTTAGATTGTATATAGCTGTATTTGTTATGATGTTATTTTCAGAATTTTTACTTTTCTGTATTTCTTTCAAATATCTTAAATCTTGAATAGGCTCTTTTTGAAGTCTTATAATATCGTCAACTGTGATACGCCCTTCGTATCTTTCATTTAAAATATAAACAGGGGGGATTTCAAATGGAAACCCCGGGTAATCTAATGTTGAAATATTGCATGTATTGATTGTAAGTGGTAATTCATTTTTAAGGTCTATTAAAGTAATATCATCTGTCTCATTATTATTATTAATCTCATAGGTTTGGTTACCGCAAAATAATTCTACTATTTTAGGATTTAATGACGCATGAATTATAGAAAAACCTTCAAGCTCTTTAACATTCAGAATAATGTAAGCTTTAGATAATGCTTTTAATAATAATGGTTTGTTCATGGGTAAGATACAGTAGCTGTAATCTTAATATTTTCTAGTGTTCCACAACCTTCAAAATCTTTAACCCAAACATTATATGTGCCAACTGCAAGCCCTGTTCCATCACCCCCAAACGTAGTGGCAGATCCTGAGCTTATGTTAGCTTGTCTCCACCCAGATGCTGGAATTCTCCCACTAGGTCCGAGGATATAGAAAAAGTAGGGTGTGCCCGAACCTATATAAGCGGGAGAACCGTTACCGGTTACTGTCAATATACTATTTCCAGGACCTGGAGGGTTTGGATTATTAGATGCGATAATAGGATTTCCTGAAATAATTTGTGGCCAGCTATAACTACCTCTAAATTCACTTAGTCTTGCGGGAAGATAGCTATTGCCTGGAGTACCGTAAGGAGCATTACCGGTGGGTGCCCAGGTAATAGTACTCTTCTCTAGCTCACCAGGCATACATACACCATAGGTGATAATATAAGTCATAGCTTGCTGCTCCCGACCACTAAGACTAGAATTTAAGGTACTTGCTGCAAGACCCATGAGCAGGTTAACACTTCTTGTTATTCCTGCTTGAGAACCTATACTAACGGTTCCTGTTACTGGTATGCCGCTAGAAGCCATAGGAAATTATACCTTATTGCTAAGTTCTTTTATGGCTTCAATAAGTAAAGGAATTAACTTATCGTAATTAACAGCTTTGTAACCATTATCCCTTGTTACAACTATTTCAGGTAAAATATTTTCAACTTCTTGAGCAATAACTCCATAATCTTTTCCAGAATATCCAGACTCTGGCTTCCAATCAAATGTTACTCCAGATAGCTTTTTGACCTTTTCTACTGCATTTTCAATTTTTTGTACATTGTCCTTTAATCGTGCATCAGAAGATGAAAATGCTACAACGTCATCAGTAACCTGTAATTTGCCTGTTATAAAAGAATCCCCTGTTACTGTATATCCGCCTGCTGAGATGGTTAAACCGCCAGCAGTAATTGTTGCGCCACCTGTATTTACAGTTAACCCACCAGTAGTTACAGTTAACGCTCCTTGAAAAGTTGCTGCACCAACTGTTAATGCAAAAAGACTTGAACCACTTTGCAGTGCAGCCTTTAAATTAGCAGGATTAACGCTTACAACAGAACTAGTACCAGATTGAATATCAGCTGTACTAGCAAAATTTACCGAAATAGTAGCTATTGCCATATACGTTATTTATACAGCAAACAAGGTTTTCTACTATTTTATACTAATTTTTTTGAGTCTAACGTTGTAAAATTTAAAAATATCAATTGCTTTTAAATCTCTATTGTAATCATGCAGATAAACGACTTCAGGTATGTTCCAGCTGCATATTAGTCTAGCACAATCTGAGCATGGTAATAAAGTTACAGCCAAAAGCCGCGCTTCTCCTCTGCCAAATAAACTCAATAGATTTTGCTCTGCATGAATAATAAAAGGTCTTCTTTTATCTCTATCCTGCCAAAATGTATCTGGTACTCGCTTTTTACTTACCAATCCATTATATGATACACCAAGCACTCTATTGCTATGACTCAGTGCACATGCTCCAACTCTACAATAAGGATCTTCACTTCTTAGTGAGGCTACCTTTGCAATATGTAAAGCGTATTCTTCCCAACTATACCGCTTTTTCATTATTGCTTAAACAATATAAAATATCATCTTCAAGGTAGGGTAAATTAAATACCCGCCAACAGCCATCAAAGTTTTCGTAGTTTTCAGGCTCTTTTCTTTCATACCAATATATTTTTAATCTCTTTACATCTAAGCCAGTCATATTCTTATACAAGTATCCATACATACTAAGCTGGAGAGAGTAATGATAATATTCAGTATTAGGATAATGACCAAGAGGTGCTAATAATTCACCATCACTAAACTTGGTTTGAAATCTAAATCTTTTATTAGTTTTAAAATCAAAAACATTAAAAGTATTATCATCATTATGTGTAATAATATCGGCCATTCCCGCAATGCCTAGCTGTCTATTGTAAACCAATTTTTCGTGAAAAGTTTGTTCGGAAAATGTTAATTTAAGTTTTTTAAATTCATCTACTACAATCTTACATTGTTCATCTTCTATATTACCGGTATTGTGAAATAATTCTAATGCCTTATGAAGGCGAGTGCCATATTTGATGCTTTCTTCTTTCTTTCTTTGCCAATCTTCCAGAATGAAATCTATTGATACACCTTCCTTTGCGGCCAATTTTGCAGCTTTTGCTTGTTTATCAAAAACCGGTTTGAATTTGTCAATCCATCTAGTTACGCTTGTATACCTAAACCCATCATTTGGATCTGTGTAAGTGTGAAGATCCGAATTAAATACTGGTATCACATTATTTTCTTTCACTTATTATAGGATACAGGATAAAAAAGATAAGTCAAGCTTTTACGTATACACAAGTCAACGATTTCGGCATTTCTGTAAAATGTACTAACTTATAGTTTAATTTCTCCATGCCTTTATTGAGTGTAGCAAACCATTCATGATCAACATTGATGAGAAAACTACTATGAGTTCTATCCTCATAAACATGAGAGCAGAATTCTTCACAGAAACTTTTTCCTGCCAATTGGGTTTTCTTCACCCAATTATTTATTCTAGATAATCTTCCTCTTCCACATCATCCATATAGCTTAAGTCATATGGGTTTTCAACAGAAAAAATAATACCGTTTTGACTACATCCATCTTTTAAAAATTTAGAAATTGAGTTAAACTGCTCGCTATTCAAATAAAGGATGCCGGATTCTTGTTCATCAATAAATAACTTTGTGTGATATGCCCCGCTCGTACCCTGATCCGTAACAACAAGCTGAACGCTGTTCATTCTTTATTCATCTTTGCGGGTGTCTTTTTATTATTTATTCGAAAAGGAAGCCTTTTTCAATATTATACACTTCTGTTTTTCGACTATCTTTAATAGAAATAATATCTTCACGCAGCTGGTTACTCTCGTCACATCCTTGCTTATGAGCTAAGTAATGGTCTTCTGCTCTAATTTTAATAGACCTGGTTTTATCTGTAGCGTACACGTTTTTAATAACTACTGTGAATGTTTCCATACCATAATATAACTTATATATAGGCTGAAATCAAATAAAATTTAACGTTCTAAATTTAAATAGTTAAATTATTGATTTATATATAGTTATAGATTGTATTTGATTTTATGGTAATTTTCATTTATAATATACATAGGTGAAAAATATTCTTGTTATTAACGGAGCCATAGGAGGGCGTTCTGGCAATACTTTTATGCTACTCAAAAAGATTAAGAAAATGATTCTCAAGACACACGATGATGTGAGAGTTAAAACAATTCATTTGCAGCCTACATTTTGTTGGAATGGAGTAAAGCGGAATATTAAAAAAGCAGATTGTTTAATTTTCGCTACAGGAACATATTGGGATAGTTGGGGTTCACCTATGCAGCTTTTATTTGAAAAAATGACAGTGCTTGAAGGTTCAAAATATTTGGTTGGTAAACCTGCATGTGCAGTTGTAACAATGCATTCAGTGGGAGGTAAAGAAGTGTGTTCTAGAATTTTAGGTAACCTAGTAAGCCTTGGTTGTATGATACCGCCATTTGCTGGTTTTGCTTATTCATATGCAGATCATGTCGCACACAAAACCCGTACTTCAGGTAGACGTTTATTGGATGATGTATGGCATATTCAAGACTTACAAACTCTTCTAAATAATCTTATTAAAGCGGCGAGCGTCGATAATAAGCCACAATATGAAGTATGGGATTTTCTTGATACTACAGCATTCGACCCGACAACTGTTTGGTTAAAGTGAATATAGTATTCTCAAGACCATCCCATATTTGGCTTAAAAAACATGAGGTGTGTTTTAAGTCACTGTGTAATGTTTTAAAATATCTATGTTATAAGGAAGGCTATCCTTCCAATAAGACTTTATACATACACATTAAAAAAAATGGCATACATAGCGATTATGATATTGTTAATAACCGTATTTCTATAGGTATAGATGTATATACTAAGAATAAAAAACAAAAAGTTAAAAGAATGGTAAGAAATTTACTACATGAATTAAGACATTTTATTCAATATAAAATTCAACGTCTTCAAGCCCAGTTTACATATTCTCAAAAAGATATGTTATTAGTTAATGATAAGTACTGGTTTGCTCCAGAAGAAGTAGATGCTCGGCTATACGAAACTAAGAAATTAAAATTTGCTTTACGTCGAATTAAACGGCTGGAGTAGCCGGTGCAGCCCCTGTAGGAGCCGGAATAGTGCCTCCCTCAACAGGTGCAGGCTCAGCTGCAGCTTGTGCTGCTACAGGCCCTGCCTCGGCCTCACCTCCTGGCGCTGGTCCGAACGCAGGAGGTGTAGAACCTGATACACCTCCGCCAGCTGCACTGCCTAATTCACCTTCAGCCTCTCCAGCCGCAGCAATTGCATTTTCCTTCCAACTAGGTCCACCCGCCTTTATTTGCTCTAACTCCCACGCAAAAGCCATATCTTTACGCATAAACTCCCTGTTAGCTTGTAATTCAACATCTGTCCAATCCATGTATTTTTTAAGAGCATATGTTTTGCTAATATTATCAGATGCTTGTAAGATATTTTGAAATGTATTTGTCTTAATTTCTTGCTTCTGTGCTTCCCGCATTTCAAAGAAATTAATAGGTACATTAAATTCCAAGTCTAAATGATCTTCTCTTAGTTCATATTTTTTCCACAATCCTCGCAACCTTAAATGTGTAATGAACCCATTTTTTAACCCTTGAGCAAAATTCTGCTGCATTCTTACTACAAACTTTGCAAATTTTAATTCTTCTCTTAAAATATTTGCATCGTCTTTATAAGCATCATCCACATTTAATCGAGATACAGGCACTTTTAAGCTTTTGTAAAGCTTTTTTACAAAATATTCTAAGTCTTCTAATTTTCCTAAATTTTGACCGCCTTCTAATCTTGTTACGCTAGTACCCTCGCTGCCTTGCCTTTTAGCAAACCAGAAATTATCTAATATAGATTGTGGGTTAAACTTCTTAACAGCAACCCCTGAGTTTTGACTACTATCGTATGTCTTTGAAGACCAGTATTGATTCATTAGTTTCTTTAAATACGCCTCAGCCTTAGGCGGGGGCATATTACCTACATCAACGTTGAAAACTAAACGCTCTGGTGCTCTAGCTAAGCGATAAATTACAATAGCATCCTCAGTAAGGCTTAACTGTCTATAAGCTCTTCTCGCATTTTCTATGAACGGGAGTCTTATAGTTCTGTTTTCATTCCATATACCAGAATTAATATAAGTGACTTGGTTTTTATCCATAGGCACCATCTCATAGTCAACTATTTTAGTTGGATTTGTTTTATCAAAAACTGGCTTTCTTAAAAGATATCCTTTAATCATCATATTCTGGACGTTACCGAAAATAGGATCAACAAATTCTGTAGGAATAGTAACAACACCTAAAATACCTTCTTCTTCGTAACTCTTGTGTATAATGTGCTCAAAATAAATTTCACCATCTATAAGAAGTTGACGAAAATACTCCCACCCTTTGTGGGGTAAATCAAAATAATTTACATATTTCTGAAATTCACCTTGCAACACCTCTTTATCTTTATCGTCAATATCTAAGTCAGGAAAAGTTAATTTTATAACTCTACCATTTTTGTCTCTATTAACAGCTTCATCACATATCTCATCTAATGCATCTGCAACCTCTGAAAATGATGCCATAACACGATAATCGCGTAATCTTGAAATTTTATCATGCTGTATATTTGCATACATGTATTGTGTAAAATTATTATCCAGACCAATAATTCCCGCGGGATCAAGATTATTAATTTCTGAGTTACTGCTAATACTCTGTCTTGCTAATGCCTCGGTACGCCTACTGCCTGTATCTTGAAATATCTTGTACTTTGGATTAAGCTTGCTAATGGTATCAATAGTAGAGTAACTTTGATATGGAAGCTTAGAGTTAATATAATTCATTAAAGATCGTCCAAATGTTTGCGATCGATCAGTATCTGTATTACCGTATTCAGGCATTAGTTATTTATAATAAAAAAACCTGGTTTCAATTGAAAAATGTTAGTTGATTTCTTACAAAATTTGATTATAATAGTATGTGGGTATTAGGATCAGAACCATTTATAATGGACAGGAGAGAAAAAAATGCGGGACGAGTCTTTTTCGTTGAATTATCCTCGAGTGTAGTTATTATCTATAGATATGATCGTTACAGATATTAAAGTTTATGACGGTGTAGCTCTTCACAGACGTTTTGCATATCGCTATTTTCGTGATAAGACTTTACCCATAGGCAACATTATTGCTTTTCGTGCTCCTGCAAAAGTGGAGACAGAAGGTTTGATCGATCAAGAGGACTCACTTAACAAGGATTTTATATATAGTGAGGATATGATTCATTTTCTTTATGAAATACCTCTTATTACCGAGGGGTTTGGTGCAATTAGTTATCAAAGAATGTTTAATACAAATATTGCCAATATACTTTTTAAATTTATTAATGCACCTATAGAAGTAGATGGTGATGATTTAATGGTTACAAAAGAGTTTACCCAGGGCGGTGTGACACAACATAAGGGTAAATGTAGTGTAAGTATTGTACATGTAAAGGATAATGCCGCGTTAGGTCATACAGGTATCAATGTAAGAGCTGGTAAGCAAGCACCGGCGTTTGCATTTAGTACCGAACTAAGCGATACTCAATGCACACAATTTATGTCTGAGGTAATTTCTTCCTTTTATCAGATTAATGATAATATCTTTATTGCATCAACCAAGATTATTTCACATTAATGATTCCGTATACACCTACTGGTGAATACGCAGGTATTTTAAAAGTTTATAGCTGCCCATCAGCTTGGCTTGGATTAGAAAGATATATAGCTGAAATAATGCATGATTTTAAAATACAAAATAATATAGCATTAGAGTTTGGAGTAGATCGTGGGTATTCTACATCTGTGTTTTCAAATTTTTTTAAAAGGGTTATTGGGGTAGATACATTTGAAAGTGATAAACATGCAAATAATAAGATGAATAATTTGTACGAACAGACAAAGAATAATCTCCAACACTTCCCAAATGTTGAGCTTATTAAAGACAATTTTTATAATTTCATTAAAAAAAATAATAATCATTATAATCTAATTCATGTTGATATAGTGCATGAATATCAACCTACCTTTGATTGTGCGGAATGGTCTTTGTTACATAGTGATATTGTTCTTCTGCACGATACAGAGAGTTTTCCAGTAGTTAAACAAGTTTGTATAGATTTATCTGGTAAACATAATGCAAGTTTTTATAATATAAGAGAACATTTTGGTCTAGGTATTTTAATCAAATGAACATTTTTGACATTATTGAGGGTATTGCCTTTACTAAAAAAACAAACCCCTTTACTAATTTTGAAGAAGAAAAAGGATATCAACCATTTCTGGTTAATCGTTGGTTATCAATGCTTGATCCCTTAGCCGCTCGTATTATTAACGATACTCTTAATAGATTTGGAAAGAATTTTGATAATATTGATCAATATAGGTTTCTGTCTAATTTATTACCAAAATACCGCAAACAAAGAATACATTATATCAAAAAACCTGCTAAAGGCAGTACCTCTTGATTTTCAACTAATTGACTCATAAGTGACTATATGAGCAAACCAAATGTAGATCAACTACCTGTACAGAAAAGTTTAATTGATTTAGGAGGAATGCCTAAAAATATATTTAATAGTATGTTTATGGGATATGATCTTGTAAATCTTTTAGATGATGTAATTTTAGTTGAATTTGTTGATGATGGCGGCAGTTCAAATACAATAGTTAGAAACGGTATTCTAGTACCTGTAAATGCTGATACGAATGCATGGCGTATTGGTAAGGTAATATTAACAGGTATTAACTGTAGATTGGTCAAGGTTGGAGACCATGTTTGCTTCCCTAACAATATGGGGGTGCCAATAGCAAATATTGATGTAGTTAATTACGGGACATTGCGCGCAGGTATTTTTTTAAATGAACAACGAATATTCGGTGTAGTTAAGCCGAGGGAAAAAGATGTTAGTATCACTAACAAGCTTAAGGTCCGTGCTACAAAATAATGTTTGTGAAATAAAGTTTGCCCGGCGCAGACTTAAACCGGGCAAGCCTAATACCCGGAGAATGCTTTGTACTAATGCTCAATCTTTGTTGAATAGTGTTGATGGGAGAATGACATTAAATTATAGACCAGCAAAAGGACCTTTAAAATATAACCCCACACAAAAAAATCTTGTTATTGTATGGGATATTTTTATGCAAGATTATCGAGCAGTTGGCTGTGATAGTTGTGATCTTATAACATCTATACCTGCAGGTGAAGCATTCTGGAAATACTTCAAAGAAAATTTAGTTGGCTTAACACCATCACAAAAAATATCTTACATGGATACATAATATGACATCAAAATTAGAGAGATCTATCAGTAACTTCCTTCAACAAAAAGTTAATTTTATTGTTAATGGTAAGACGGTCAAGAGTGGTAAATTGATACTTTTTTGTATAAAGGACTTTTATCTTGTTTTTACTCTAGGCATTCATCATACGAAAAAAATCTTTGAAATACCTTACCCTTATGGATATAATGTTGTAGATAAAAGAATTATTTTAGACTATACCATAGACAAGTTAAGCCATAACTTAAGACACATAGAAGATTCAGCTAAAAATTTAATTTCTAAAAAACCAAACAAATTTTTTAACACTATTGCAGAAATTTCTATTATGGAAGAAGTAACAATTCAGGATAAATAAACAAATGATAAATTGTGAAGTAAAATTAGATAAAAATAAATGTTCAAATAAACTATATTTTGATAAAAAACTTAAACAATTTACAAATGCAGTTAAGAGATGCGGTATATTAGAAGAAGTTAGAATCCGTAGATCTTTTATGAAGCCTTCCGTTAAGAGAAAGCTATCTGTAAAGTTATCTGCAAACAAGTGGAAATACTATAATTAAGCCCCTTTAACCTCTTAAATATAAGAGAGGTAAAGTATATTAAATTACAAAGCTATTACTTTGAAGTAAAAGATCTGTTAATACAGTTTTTAGCAGCATTTGATCATGTTGTTATTAATAGATATGACAAAAATCGTAATGTTGGTGCAAAACAACAAGTAAGATATATCTATGCTCCAAAACAGCGGGTTTTGTTTGATTTAATTAACCCAGGTCAAAATTTAACTCTACCTGTTGTTAGTGTAACCATTGGCTCAATTATGAGGGACAATAATAGAGTTTTCAATAAAAATGCAGGTTTTTATGCACACGGTACTCCTATTGAAGATCAACCCTCGAGTGTTTCATTTTATTATAAAGCCCCAGTACCAGTTAATATTGATGTTAAGATGAGTATAATTACTCGCTATCAATCAGATATGGATCAAATATTAAGCAATTTTATACCTTTTAACAATCCCTATATTATTTTAAGTTGGACAATACCAAAAGAATTTAATTTACCATATACACAAGAGATTAGAAGTGAAGTGTCTTGGAACGGTAGCGTCAATCTTTCCTATCCCACTGATATTAACGGCTCACAAAAAGCACAAATAATTGCTGATACCGGATTTACGATTAAAGGTTGGTTATTTCCCGATCCTCAAGCTCCTGTAAAAAATATTTTTAAAATTGATACTAATATTACAGCAGTAAGTTCAGGCACTACATTAGAGTATGGAAGTTATACTACCCTAAAAACTCAAGCAATAACCACAGATGATGCTATTTCTCTTTCTGCTGTTGCTAATACCGAAACAGTTACAGTTTCTGGTCGCCCGGTTATTTCTTCGGTAGAATTATATACTCCATTTGGACCGTAATGAAGACATTTCCTACATTTACCGTTAAAACAGGCGTATCTGGCAAAATTATTACTCTTCAAGGTAATATGTTTAATTACAAAACTAATGTTGGGTTGTTTTTAAGCTCTAATAAATTTGATGGTACAGAACAATATTATAATTTATATAGTGGGGTTAAAAGTGTGAGTGCTAATAACCCACCCTTTAGCGCTTACCCTATTTCGGATTATACTGCATGGACAAATAACACCTTACAGTTTACTCTTCCCGCTTATTATCATCCTCAACATTTAGATATAATTTTTGCTAATGATGCAGGATATACGCTAGCATCATCAAGTAAAAGATTTTCATATATTGAAATAACAAATTAAAAGTATATATATAAGATATGTCAACACAAGAACTTTCGTCAAGAGAGCAAGAATTAGTTGAACTTAAGAGTAAAATTGAGGCTATTCTTAAGGAAGGCAATGCAGCTCTAGTACCTGTTACCCTTATTAGTGGTCAACGCGTACTGAGTCGTGTAGATATCGTTCCTCTGGAAACGGTTAATTCTGACGCTTCTCCTGCAAATAATTCGTAGTATCTATTACTCATTTTAGTCGGTACAAAACTAAATAATATACCTATGTACCGTAATTTTAGTGATTTCGCACAGACTAAACCATTGGCATCAGATTTTCTAGTAGGGTTTAGACCAAATCAAGGAGAGTTTAAGGTAGATTTCTATACTATTTCTAATCTTATAAGCGGCGGTTTATTTGAAACGCCAAACGTTCTTTATGTTACAGTTAGTGGTGCTGACACCAATATTGGTGTAGCAGAAAATTATCCTTTTAAAACTATTAAAAGAGCTTGCTCTTACGCAGCAGCTCGCCCTTATAACAATTATTCTATTTTTGTTAAATCAGGAACTTATTACGAAAAAAATCCAATATATGTGCCTCCTAATACAACTTTGCACGGTGACAATTTAAGGCGAACTAGTATTATTCCGTTGAATCCGACCTATGACATATTGTGGGTAACAAATGCAGATTACGTGTGGGGATTTACATTTCGACAGCATAAAAGACCATCTGCGGCTGTAGCATTTCCTAGCCTTAATTCTGGTAATCCTGAGTATGCAGTTGCTTTTAATACAGCTCCTTTAACTTTGTATCAAGTTACTCCACCTTCTACTAATATCCATACTTTTGGAAATCCTCTCTATATTGTTACTAGTCCTTATGTTCAGGGGTGTAGTTCGATTACTAGATCATCATCAGATGGAGCAAACGATGCAGGCTGTGGTATGAGAATAGACGGAAGTAGAGTCGGGGGATACATAAGAAGTATGGTATTAGATTCTTACACTCAATTTAATGAAGGTGGCGAGGGTATTGTAATTTTAAATAATGGTTATGCACAATTGGTAAGTATTTTTACTGTTGCTTGTACTACTGCGGTGATTGTGAGTGCTGGAGGAGGTTGTGATATTAATACATCAAATGCATCGTTTGGGTTGTCTGGTCTTGCAGCATTTGGAAGATCTAATACTCCAGTAATAACAGGCACTTTGGTGAATAGTGTTTCTGCAGGAGATAACATTCTTGTAATTGATCAAGTTCTTCCCACACAAATAGCTACTACACCTGCACCTTTAATGGTATTTAATGAACCTAATTATCCTAATACTTATTATACGGTGACTTCTGCTCTTTCGACAAGCACTGTATTCAAGAGAGTACAATTTACTACAGATGAAAATTTAGTTTATGATATACCCGCAGGTACTTCAATTAAATTTTATTTAAGAAGTTCTATTCTTGCAAGTGCATATACAATGGAATTTGTTGGATCTGGAACTATCTTAAATAAAGCATTACCGGTATTAGGGGGTGTTGCAAAACCTGAAAATGAAGTATGTGAAAGAGATGGCGGAAAGATATTTGTAACATTAACTAATGAGCAAGGTGATTTTAAAGTAGGTACTGACTTTACTATAAGACAGGCTACAGGAACCATTGAAGGTCGAACGTTCCAAAGATCTATTTTCTCTTTAATAACCCCGTTTGTACTATCAATAGAATAAATAAACTATATGGCTCAGATTCCCTTAAATAAATTTACCCGTTATATAGGAACTCTTGATACATTTACCCCTAATATTATACCTATATATATATGTCCAGATCAACGAGCTACAATTATTTTGAGTGTACAGTGTGCTAATGTTGCCAACTCATCGACTGAAACTATTACCATAGGTATCTCTAGCGCTACAGATAAAACATTGTATTATCTTGTCTCCGGTTTTAATATACCAAAAAATGATGCTGCTAATATGGCATTAGGCAAGGTATTAATCACAGAAGGTGATGGGGTTGTAGCTTACTGCAGCGCTCCTAGCGCGGTTAATATTGTTTTGTCTTTATTAGAAGCGTTTAATGCAAACTAATGAGCAATTTTCCTTTTCTCTTAAGCAACAGGGAAAGGGTTAATTCCCCTTTACAAGCAGATCCCCAGCGCTATCAATTTTTAGATCTACGTAATGCAGAGCCTAATTTTGGTGTACCAGTTACCTCAGCAAAACCAATTAGTGCAACATTCATTCTTACTGTTGATTTAAACGGTACAAGAAGACTTTTATCTACTCGTACTATAGATTCAGCATATACTTTTCTCAATTCAAATAGCTCAAGCTATTTGTCAAATTATACTTCAGTCAATTTAAATAGTAGTAGCTGGGTTTCCACATACACAACATTGGCTACTAATAGTGGTACATGGCTTACGGAAACCTCTGCAAGTAGTTTATATTTTAAATTAACTGGAGGTGAATTATCTGGTAATCTAAACGTTTTAGGAGATGTATTAATTTTTGGAGCATTATCTGCATTAAGTGGTCTTAATTATATTACTACTAATGCTACCACAACAAGCTCCTTGAGTGTGGTAAATGTTGGTATAGGACCAGCACTATATGTTCAACAAGATGGTTTTTATGATGTAGCACAATTTTGGGATAAAGAGGGAGGTATTGTTATGGTTATTGGTAACACCTCACCTCCTGGGCCTCATACAGGTGCTGTTGGAATAAAGACAACTGCTCCTAACGAAACTTTAACTGTTGTCGGGACTATAAGTGCTACTGATGTTATATTTACTCAAACAGGATTTTATAGCGGCGGACAAAATATACAAAATTTATTTGATAATGCATATCTTCCTAAATTGGAAACTTCTTACTCCACAGTTAATACAAATAGTGCTAGCTGGTCATCAGTTTATAGTTCATGGTTTGACACAAGTGCAAGATATACAACTAAAGACTATTTGTCTTCCGACTTAGTATATTTAAGTTCGGCATTAGTTACAAATGATTTGCGGGTGCTTGGTAATTTCTTCGCTGCAGGCAGCGCATATTTTGCAAATACTATTATTACTACTACTAGTGCACTAAGTGTAGTAAATTATGGTGACGGGCCTGCGTTATATGTATTTCAAGGCCCCGGAGCAGGTACTGTTGCAAGCTTTGTTGATGGTGACGGAGTAGATGTCCTATATGTTGGTAATGCTTTTACAGCCCCGAGCACATCACCAAAAGGAGTTGTAGGAGTTAAAACAAAGTTTCCTCATAGAGAGCTAACTGTTGTCGGAGAAATTAGTGCTTCTAGCTATATTAACAACTTACAGATTGATTTCGACAATCAAACCATGTATTTGGGTCGTTCTACAAACAACACAAATGCAGGATTACAGAATATATTCATAGGTATTGATCCAGGAAAGTCTAATCAATTTGGAAGTGATAATATTTTCATTGGTTACCATGCGGGTTATTCTAATGTTGATGCTAACAACAATATTTTTATTGGTACTAATGCAGGTCAAAACAATATTGTTGGTACTCAAAACATTCATATAGGTTATGCTGCAGGAGATTCTAGCACAGGCAATAATAACATATTACTTGGCTATCAAGCTGGTAAAAATGCTTCTGGAAATGATAATATTATAATTGGCTACAACGCAGGACAGGGTGTAGTAGGCTCAAGTGATAATATTATTATTGGTAGTACTGCAGATGTTGTGGGTTCACCAAGCAATGTTTTGGTAATAGGCAAAGGGGCTACTGTTGATGGAAATAATCAATTAATAATTGGTAGTTCTTCCTTAAAATATAATACAGGTAAAATTTGGACTAGTACATTATCTATTAATAATATACTCTCTGCACAACAAACAAGTGTGGTTAATTTAACAGGCACCGCTTCAATATTTAATACTTCTCAAGTTTTAACCAGATTTACTAGTAATAACATAACTCAACTATCTGGTACAATAGGTTTATCTGGTACTAATTACCTGGTTGGAACAAATGAAGTTTCTGGATTTAATTTTATAAAAGGAGTCACAAATATATCCGGAACTTTATCTGCAGAATCTTTATCTGCTAGATTTTTAAGATTGACTCAAAATATTGATTCAACCAGTAAAGAAACTGGTACGTTAGTGGTATCTGGTGGTGTTGGTGTTATTGGCACAGTTACTGCTGAAGCTCTTTCTGCTGCCAATTATATTGGTACTAATGTAATAAGATTAAGTAGCAACACAATCTATACAACCAATCCTGATACAGATTTAAATATTATACCCAGCGGTACAGGCATTGTTCGTTTTGAAAAACCACCTATTTATAATAAAGATCCTAATGATACTGGGCCATTGTCTGGCGATACATTGGTTAGATTTAGTTTTGTACAACAAGGAGCCAGATGGGCTTCAGTTTCCGGAGTTAATATAGGTCCTGATATATCTGGAACCACAACTATACTGGCTGTTACAGCAATGAGACATTCATTGAATGTTAGCACCAGAACAGCTACAGTTACTTGTGTATTGCCCCTGGAAATGCCTGACGGAATGGAAGTTAGAATATTAGACGGCGGCAGACAAGCCGCTACTCGCAATATTACTGTAAGCGCACACCCCACAGTAACTATTAACGGCATTCAAGATGGAGTTTTAGATAATATTCTTAAAATAGACAAAAATGGATCCATGGTAATGTTAGTATATTCTGTTCCTACAGATGGAGGCATTCCAGATTGGAAGCTTGTGGGTATAGCGTAACCCTCAGAAAGGTAATGCTATGGCCTCGTTAAATAAACTCTTAACACAAAGACAGTTAAGACCATTAGAAAATAATCAAGAAGAGGGTAAGCTGCATAGCTATACAAATGGTAATATATATACCTATGCGCAGTGTTATTTTTGTTGGAATGCACCAGGAAATGGTACAGCAATTATAGAGATATGGGGCGCGGGTGGCTCCTCGGCATGGATGTGCTGTTGTGGAGGTGCGACCCCTGGTAATTCCGGGTCATATGCTAAGAAAACTATAGAAGTTTGTGCAGGAAGTTATGTATGCGGATGGCCCGGTCACTCTTGTAATAACCCCGCATTAAATTTTCGAGGTTGTAGTGAATCTACATGTATTTGCTGGACAGGTGCAAATAATACATGTGGGTGTATGTGTGCACAGGGTGGATTCGGCGGTAATACACTTTGTATAAACACTGGTAGTATATATTGTTGTTTTATTGCAGCTGGATATTGCGGATCGCAGGGATGTTTTACTGGCCCAGGATGTGGTATAATTTGCAATACCTCTAGCAGTGTAGCGATTGGAAACGCATTTGGAGGTGATATAAATTGCCCCAGCATAGTAGGCTGTACTACGTTTATGTTAGGTTGTAACCCGTGTTGTGAATACTGTTTTGCACTTCACCATGTACCGGTACCTCCAGGTATTATATCAACAGACGGTGCTATAATTACATTTCAAAGAGACTGGAATGGATCGTGCGGCGGATGTTATGCAAATGTTCAAGGTATTGGCTATCATCAATTTATAAATGCATTAAATGTAGCATCAAGAAATCCTGCAACTGGATTTCCTCCTGCAGCTTGTTGGGGTGCTTATACCGGGGTTTGTAACGGCTATGATATGTCTGGTTGTATACAATATTTTCCCCCAGGTGTTGGCGCTATACCTGATAATACATCTGTAGTAAATTATCGGGGGGTAGGCTACCGGGGAGGAATGGGTCATATAAAAATAACCTATCTAGATTATGTTGATAGAGAAAGAATAAGTGTATAATGGCTTCCTTAACTACATTATTAACGCGTAGACAAGTTGTGCCTAACGAGGATAATCTAGAAAGAGGTCAGGTTCAAGTTTTTTGCCCAGGTACAGAGTTTTATGATATACCTTATGCGTGGTGCTATAATCCACCAGGTTGCGGTACAGTAATATTTGAATCGTGGGGTGCAGGCGGATCTGGTGCAAAAATGTGTTGTTGTGGCGGTGGAGTTGCTGGTAATTCAGGAGCATATGCAAAAGTACATTTAAGAGTTAACCCATCAACCACATTTTGTGGTAATATAGGCCATGGTTGTCATTGTGATAATGTTTGTTTTAAAGGCTGTAGTGAAGCAACTTGCTGGTATTGGTCTGGTGCATTAAATTGTGATGGAAGCACATATTGTGGCTGTACTTGTGCACAAGGGGGGTTAGGAGGTACAGCATTTTGTTTAACTGGAGGTAGTGTTTATTGCTGTTTTAGAGCCTCAGATTGGTGTAATACACCGTCGTGTTGTTTTTGTTGTTGTTGGTTAAACTGTGGTATAGTGTGTAATATTAGCTCTACTTATCCTGAATCAAATCATGGAAATGCATATGTAAGCGTGTGTAATTGTGAAAATGATATAGGAATAAGAAGCTCTGTTTCGTGCACTGCTTTTTTTGGATGTCAAGCCGAATGTAATACATGTTATTTCATCAATCATATGGGCATACCGCCCGGTCTTTATTCGTCTAAGCCGGGCGGAACTATTGCAGTAACATCTGAAAATACTAATGGTCATTCATATTGGTCCGGTCAAGGAGTTATACCTATGATTCATGCAATAAATGGTTTAACAAGATTTCCCGGAAGAGGAATACCTTATGCATATTGTTGGGCATGTTTGTTTTATGGTTGTAGAGAAGAAACACAATGTCAGCAAACTCTACCTATAGCGTGGGGCGGTCTTTCTGGATTTCCTTGCGCCGGTGTTAGAGATCATGCAGTGAGAGGAGGATTGGGAGCAGCAAAATTTACCTATTTCCCATATTTATTATCATAATGGCATCATTAACCACATTACTAACACGTAGACAGGTTGTTCCGAGAGAAGACAATTTAGATAGAGGAAGAATTTGGACTTTTGCCCCTTCAACCCAGGTTGGATTAACTTGCGGATTTTATTGGCCGTCTCCAGGGTGTGGGAACGCTTTAATAGAAATATGGGGTTCTGGTGGATCTGGTGCTCGTATGTGTTGCTGTGGAGGTGGAATACCAGGCAATCCTGGAGCGTATTCTAAAAAAACTATTTGTGTATATCCTAATTCTTTTGTAAACGGCTCACCCGGTCTATCATGCGCTAATAATGATTCTGGAGATTTTTATGTAAGAGGAAGAGGAGAACCAACCGGAATATGCTGGACCGGCGCATGCGATTGTTGCGGAAACACAAACGGGTGTATGTGTGCGGAAGGCGGTATAGGAGGAACAAGCCTGTGTAACACGGCTTCTTATACTCCGTTTTGTTGTTTTTTGAGCATAGGATTTCCTGGGTCTCAATTTGCTTCACATGGCGAGGGGTGCGGTGTTATTTGTAATACTGGCAACGTAGGAGGACCTTGTGCACAATGTAGGGCGCCTGCATGTGCGTATGGAGGTGATGTAAATTGTATAGGGTGTTTCTCTTGTACAAACTTTATGCATTGTGATGCGTTATATTTTGTTGCATGTTACTCACAAATGCATGTATGGGCTCCTGCAGGTACTATATCTGAAGATCCCGCAGTTATACATTATAAACACGGTAATGGCACTGATGGGGGTGCGAATTGGTCAGGTCAAGGTCTTAATAACTATCTTTATGCAATTCAAGCTGCTTCTAGATTTCCAACTTATGGCTGGGCACCGTTTCAATGTTGGAGTGGTGCAACAATGTGTGGGTGTTATGAAACAAACGGTTGTTTACCCTACGTTCCTTATGGATTTGCTGGCCCCGCACATAGTAGTTGTGTAAATGTAAGAAGTGGCGGCTATAGAGGAGGGTTAGGTGCTGTCAGAATAAAATTTATATGTTGTGACTCTTGCTTTTTTCAACAATAAATAAAATATGAATAAGCCATTTACATTTATTTTGCCAGACGAACCTTATAAGACAACTACCTTAAAAAATAATACTGTAAATTGTATTTATACAGGAAATAGATTTCTAACACTTGATGTAACATTAGAAGACGGTACCATAAACGGGGTTGTTGACAAAACGGATATAAAGCCTGTAGTACCTAAAGAATGTAGAATACCAGGGCACGCATTTATAGTTGTTGATGCATTAGATAATCTTGTAGGTGCTGCATCTGTAACGGGTGATTATACAAATGAAGATGTGCCGGATTTTGAAGAAGATGTCCCGGGAGGAAAATATACGTTTACTTATAGTAAAGGTACAGGGGTTATAGGTCTTGTAATTACGTTTCCTGGAATAAAATTTGATCATGAAACTAATAAGATAAGCGCTTCATTTCCCTACAGAATACATGCAAATACTAGAGAAACAACCTTGAACGGTTTTTTAAGCTTCGCAAATACTATTGATAAATATCTTTCTAAGTTTCCTGAATATTTTTCTGAGGAAGAAACAACTAAACTCAAAAAACATAGTGACTGGTTAAAAACGATACCTACAGTCTATGCAAATGTAGATCACTGGAAAATACCTTTTCCGGTAAATGTACCAAGTCTTCCCCCAGGGTTACCGCTTCCAGAAGATTAAAGCTGTCTAAACTGCTTGCTATTGTCAATATAAAATACTTTACTAAAGTTTAATTTTCTAAGCATATCTAAACAACCATTACATGGCTTACTCATATCAAACACATTGTTTCTGTTAATTCTTGTGTTTACCAATGTTAGCCCCGAACAATCAGTATAGCCCAATTTAATTACTGCGTCCATTTCACTGTGAATACCAATTTGATCGGCCATGAACTCTCCCCTGCGATTTTTATATGCATATAAAAGATTTTTAGGGTGGGTTTTTCTTCTATTATAACCAATTTTTAGTATATGTGATCCATCTAAAATAAAACTAAAATGCCTGCATCTATGACAGGCAGGGTGCTCTTGTAAGAGGGCCAGACTCACCTCTTTAATACGATCAAAAACTTTCATTAAAACCAATGCAATACTACTTTAAACAACACTAATGCTGAACTAATGGCCGCAATCAAGCTTGCGCACGTACGAAGCAACTCTAACTTATGATTGTGACGGTCAACCCAAATTTCTATCTCATCACGAAGTCTGCCTTCTTTTTTAAGCTTCCGAATTTGTTTCCTGGTAAGCTTCCTCATTTGTTTATTATAAATGTTTATTAACTATTTTCAATATATCTAAATTATATTTGTCTAAAAAATATTGCCTAGACTCTAATATAAGCTTCCTAAAAACAGCTTCATTAGCTTTATGTCTTCGGTCTAGTTCATTAAATTGATTCACCAATGCATCTAGCTTATCTTCTTTAGATATATCAAACTCAGGGTTTTCCTCTATCTTTATGTACTTCTTTATTATTTTATCTAATTCTTTTACAGACCACCGATAATAATTATCCAAAATTTCCAACTGCTCAAATAATTTATCTGAGTTCATATGTGGCCCAAGTCAGACTCGAACTGACACTTGAACGATTTTAAGTCGTTTTTCTCTGCCATTGGAATACTGGGCCATCAGGGGTATTTGTAAATTTTTTTACCTTTTTTAACGGTATAATTTCTGATCTCTTTATTTTCTTTGGAAGCCCAGTTCTCAATTGCGTCAAAATTATCTTTAAATTTCTTACTAAAACAACTACGCGGTTTTGATCCTTTGCCAGCCATAAAATTATAATAATAGAATTATTGTTATTTGCAAGGTTTTTCTACCTCCGGTAGGATTCGAACCTACATTGCGCCCAAATCTAGAGCTTCACGAGTATAAGTCGTGGGTCTTAACCAGTTAGACGACGGAGGCAAAAGCCCCCTATCGTATTCGAAAAAATATAGGGTTTTTACTTAAGAGGGTCACCCTAAACCTCACTTGTTTATAGTAGCAGGGCGTCCACGCGAACGTGGGCCACCTCCACCATTCTTCTTACGTCGAGTAAGATAGAAAGCAAAATTGTAATATACATAGCCAACTAGAATAACAATCCAACCAACAAAAAATACATTGATTAAAAAGTTATGCATACATTTAAAATAAATGAAAATTATAAAATATCAAGCGGTTTTTAAAAAAATAACTTGGTAATCTCTTTCCAGATATTTTTTACCCCCGTAAGAATCCAAAAAATACTCGTAAATTTCTTCTGACATTTTTAAATAACATTTAGTAACATAATCATCTTTAGTCACAACAATCATTTCAAAAAAATCATCCACAAGACTAAATTTATCGATGGCCATCATAACAGTCTCTACAATTAAATGCTGAGTCTCAGACCGGTATTTACTGGTATGATACTTTTCCTCTATCTTAAGCCGCAATATAACACGCACATTAATTAAAAATTAAATAAATTATAAATGTTATTAAAATAGGAACAGAAATTATGATTATTCTTAAAAAATCTGAAACTCGTTGATGAAGTGTTTCTTTCTGTCGTCTCAATAGGTATAATGATGCAGCATCTACTTCTAATGATTTATACTCATCATCAGTCATAAATTTATTATACATAATATTGCTCTTAATCAACTTCTTGTTTTATTAAATAGCCGCCTAAAATTTTTGATTCAATAATTAATGTATCTATTATTTCTTTACTAAATTCGCAAGGATCAGTTACACAATCCACAATTAATAAACCCAACAATTTTTTGTTTAAGCATTTAATTGCGGCAATATGAAAACCTCGCACCCCTCTTTCAATCCAAAACGATTTTAATGACATGCCGGTATCAGATGCTTTATCAATGTCATCTATTCCAAAATGTCCTTCTTCTTTTACTTTTCTTAAAACACCCGTGAATAGTGATACTGGTATATTTTGTACTGTGCTTAATTCAGAGGATATTCCATTTTTACAAGCTTCATAAGTTAAGCTTAATTTTTGAAATTTGTTTAATACTCTTTCTGAAGGATAGAAGGACCCGCCATTATGAAATTGAGCAATCCATACTCTATCAAAATTATGTTCAGCTCGAAAACTTTCTAACCTACTATCAATTCGTTCATTTGCGTGTAACATTTTTAAAATTTCATCGGTTTCTTCTTCATCTATTTTAACATCTTGTTTGGTAAATTTTGCTCTTGCCCATGAAGCTACTATGGGGCTTAAAACACCAGTAACAAATGCTATTATCAATGCTAATAGACCATCTGCGGCTTGTTTATTTGCCCATAGTTCATCTATATTCATATAACATTATTTAGTCGGTATTGTACTAGCTTATACAGCAGCTTTAGTTCTTATTGCGTACTGATCAAAGATATAGTAAGCTGTCAAAGGCTCAAAAGTTGAATTGGGAAATGCGTTTGATGTATCTGGTCCTTCAATCCTCACAGATGTAATAGCAGGATATGTCGTTGAATCAGCTTGAGTTAGATTGAATAACGCACTATTCAGTTTGGCTTGAAAAGTATCTACTTTTGTAACAGTCACAGGCATATAATTATTTATGTTCTATACATTAAATAATACATAATAAAAAGCGTAATCTGCCAGGCTAGGACTCGAACCTAGAACACGCAGATCCAAAGTCTGCTGTGCTACCAATTGCACCACCTGGCAAACGAGCCAGAGATCGGATTTGAACCGATAACCCCCTCATTACAAATGAGGCGCACTTCCGTTGTGCTACTCTGGCATTGAATAGGGATGGATTGAACCAACTAGAACTAGTTCTAATTGGCGTGCCCGGCAGGAATCTAACCTGCAACCTGCGCTTTAGAAGAGCGCTGCTCTAGACAATTGAGCTACGGGCACGTCCTGCTCTTCTCAGCTGTGTTACAGGTGCAATTACTTATTATTATCTAATCGTTCGAGTTTGCCAGTTAAAAGATTATAATTCCACCCATCTCGTCCGTGAAAGTTGTCATAAAGATCCATATTAAAATTTATAACTTCACGGTTTGTTTTAAAGTTATCATATGCTATACTATTAATACCGCTTCCATCCATTTTTCCTAACAAATCAAAAAATGCTTGCAAGGAATAATAAGGTTTTTTATTGCCGCTGGAGCCCTGCTCCTTCATATACAATCTTATTTATTCTATTGTATAATTCTGCAGGGTAATAAGTAGCTTCAATTTCTCTAATCTGAGAGTTTAGTTTTTTTATTAACTCTTTTGCACATCTATAGTCAATGTATACTAAATGTCCATCTTTTCTATATCCATCAGGTTTAAAGGATAATTCCAATACAGGTATACGTTGCCCACGAGCTAATACCTTTTCAGTATTAACTATTTTATTAGTTATTGCGTTATATTCTTTTCGTTTTGTCACACACCTATAATAGAAGAGTTTTTATAATAGGTCAAGTTTTATTATTTGGATGATACGCAATTAAGAACAGTTTTGCCATCCTTGGTCTTAGTGCCCACCGGTTTATACCCTTTCCAACAAGGATTACTATTCTTTAATGTTTTTTTTCTTTTCCAATAAAAATACTTTGAACGTTTTCATTACCAATTTTTACAGCTAAAGTATTTGGCTGTACCTGGCTTAGCTGAAGAACACTTGTGTCTGGCTCTAAACGATTTGCGGCGCGTAGGATTAGATTTCTTTATTCTTCTTTTAGGATCTCCGTAATGTACTCTTTTGAGTTTACCGCCAACCCTTGTACATCTCATGTATTTTTTATCTGATCTTGTAGAAGATTGCTGACCAGTTACTTTTGTACATCTAGCACCTTTTTTTTCTTCTATTATTTTATTAAGACTATTAATCTCTTCTGATAATATTTGTGAATATATCTTATCGAACATGATAAGATATTTATATACTCTTATGTTATTTTAGGGAAATTACTTATGCAATACCTTCATATTATCTAAAATACTCCTTTATTCATACTTTAATATATGTGTACCTAAAATATAGTCATGTACGTTTTTTATAATCTTGATAGTTAAATAGGTTCCGTTATTATATAGGTATGTTAAGACAACAATTGAATTCAAACAAAACTTTAATAATCTTGACTAAATTCATCGTTCCTTCATAATAAAAACAATGAAAATGAATTTAATTACTACTAATTTCATACCGGCAGGTGATGTAAAGATTCCTGACATCTATTATAACCGTCTTAAGACCGGTTTTGTAGAAGTGGATGATTTCCTTGGAGGGCAAAACGATTCATGTGGTGGGTTTCTACGCGGAGGCGTTTATATTATTGCTGCAGGAGCAGGTTCTGGTAAAAGTACTTTTTGTCTGCAGATGAGTGAAGCTCTTGTTAAGAAAGGTCATCGTGTTGCTTATGCTTCCGGTGAAGAATCTATCGAGCAGCTCGCATTTACTTGTAGACGTTTAGGTGTTAGTTCGGTACCAATTGCAGTTCAATCAGATCTTGATACTCTTTGTGAGAAGATGAAAGATCTAGATATTATAATTATTGATAGTTTTCAAACTATATCTATTAAGAAACACATGTCTTCTCGTAAGAAAGAATTACTTTGTATTGCGACTATTTGTCAAAAAGCTAAACAATATCAATGCACAGTTGTCGCGCTGTGTCACTTAACTAAGGCAGGTATATATAAGGGGTCCACCGCTGTTCTTCACGGGGTAGACGCTTGTATTAATTTACATGTGGATGAAGAAGACCCCGGTAGTCGTATCTTTACTTGGAGCAAGAACCGATTTGGTCCTGCTGATCGTGAAATGATGATTACTCTGACTCGTAACGGCTACGATTTTACTACTCATATTTCTCATACCTCTGAAATTGTTAAACCAAAAAACCCTATTCAACTTGTAGCAGTTGAGAGTAAGTTTGACAAATTTAAGAAGAAGTTGTCTTAAGAAATACAGTATATCGATCGTTTAATGGTACAATATCAAAAATATGGTCTTGAAGAATACTCTTAATATTATTTTCTGTAATATACGTCCAATCTACTTCACCCTCACCTCCAGACCCGAACAATCTATGATCATCAATAATTATAATGTCTGGTTGGTTCCTATTTTTTATATATTTCAATTCATTCAATAGCGGAACGTCAATAGTACCTCGAGCTGTATTCTCCTTTGACCAATGACTATCAAGAAAAAAGATTACAGGTTCATTTATTTCTGCGCACAACCGCTTTAAAACTTCATCTGAACTTCCATTAATAAAATTAATATTATTGACATTATTTTGTTGGGCAGTATTCTTGCAATGATCATAAAAATGTTTAGACAATTCTATAGTATGGATAAATTTAAAATGCGGGGCTATTGCAAAAGTAGTTGATCCTATATGAGTTCCAGTTTCTACAAAAGTATTAAAATTAATTTTTTTATACTCAGTTTTTATATTTTGTTTATAATTAACAATTTCTCGAATGTCATCAAACGTTAAGCGACCCATACACTATTATATTAACTTATGTATCAACAAAATCAAACCAAAATTTTATTTGGTAGTTGACTTGATCTTAATTTCCGGTATAATGTATGAACAATAAATGCAACATCAACTACTGCGAAAGGAGGTAAACATGAACGCAACTGCAACTCTCACTAAGACGTCGAGTAAGCGAGAGGTCACCCCTCGTTTGACTTGCTTGATCACGGGTCAGAGCCGCCTCACTAATCAGGCTTATTTGGAATCCAAGTCCCAGAAAGCCGGTTCGGTGGAGGCCTACCTTAACAATTATATCAGTCGCGCAGCTCTTAAGCTGCTCCGCGCTGGTAAGACGGTTGAGGAGACTCGTCAGGAGCTAGGTGTTTCGGACTATAACAAGTCCGTTTCAGCTGAGGTCCTGAAGCGAGCCATCGCTCTTAACGGCAAGCACCGCTCTGAGTAATCATCGGTACTGACGGATTAAATAGGGCAAGGTTATCCTTGCCCTATTTTTTTTTGTATTAGACTATAGGTAGAGGGCACAAGAAAAATGAATTAGCTTTAATTACCAGCTAGTGGTATGTACTAATTCGGCTTGTTTACTTTTTACGAAATTAAGAACAAAAGCCAGCGGAGCTACAGCTTTTCCATGATCAAACTTTTTAATAAAGTTTTGTGCTTCTTCTGGAAGAGATGCACGATAGGTATTAATTTTCCCTCTTTTATTAATTGTTTTAATGGTGCAAACGTTGTGTAGAACGCTTACATCTTTTAGATTTAGCTGTTTGTTTCTTTTTAGTGTCCTTGCAATAGCGCAGTCTTGTGGATTTGCTTGTTCGCCGTTCTTAATATCGCTGTTTGAAACATGTAGTTTCAATTGCTTCATATGTTATTTAGTCTTAATAAACTTATTTGTCCAAATAATTTATATTGATTTATGTATTTTATTATTATAATAAAACTATGGCAGCTGAAGCAAAAGAGAAACCCATTGTTAAACCCTTGAATTGTGGAGGACACGGTATTTTTACCACTGATCCAAAAAGCAAGCAATTAATGCAAACTGGTTATATTGGTGCTAATTTAGACTTAAAAGGCTTCCTCCCTCCAGACGCAGTTATTCAAAAATAATACTAGCTCTACTAAATATAGTATGGCAAAAGATTTTGCTCTACTAGCTGAAGCTTATACTTCTATATATGAAGACAGCGGGATAACAGGTATAGTAGCTTCTCCATTACCCTCTTCGACAAATATCACTCAACAATCCAATTCGCCCACATCTTTTAACTTACAATCAAAAGATTCTTCAAAATTAATTAAAAATTTAAATGATATGTATTTAAAGATTAAAGAAAATTCAACCATTTTAATTCGTAATAATATTGCAGGGGCTAAGGAGCAATTTGATAATCAAAAGGTATTAGTGGGTCAAACTATAGCAAGTATTATTTCCTACACTTCAGATTCGTCTTCTTCTAATGTATATAATGGATTAATTAGCGGAATAGATAAAGATTTAGTACCATTTGTTAAAAAATAACCTGCTTGACAACTCTAATAAAAGCAGCCACAAAGTAATAAATATTAATATGAACGTTGACAACAAATTAATGTTTGAAAGCTTTATACATAGTCGTTTAGCTATTGTTGAAGAAAAAAAGAAAAAACACGATTCTCGTAGTACTGATCCTGAAGCTGATATTGATGGTGATGGTAAAAAAGGTACACCTTCTGATAGGTATCTAGCAAATCTTCACACAAAAGTTCTTCAAGCTACTCAAAAGAAAAAAGAAGCAGAAGAAGCTGAAGTAAAGATGCGCGGAGATAGGGCCACAGCAGCTGCACACAAATTACTTGCTGACCTGAACAAAACGTTTTCTACACAAGAATGTGAAGATATTTTAAGAAAAGCGCTAGACACACATCTAACTGCTAAAAATGGTCATTCTGTTGAAAATTCAGAAGTTCCTGTAGCATAAGTGATTTCTTCTCGCGTAAGTATAGAGCGAGACCCTGAGAATAAAAAACTAGAAAAAAATTTGCTTCAAAAAATGTCTACTATTATTGCTCAAAATAATCCTCAAGAAAAAATATCAGTTTCAGCAGTTAATATACATCAGGTATCGGTTGAAGATGCTATTAAAGAGTTACTAGCTGTAGAGACTAAATAATTACATGATCAATAGCTATTTTGTTATTGAGAAAGAAATAAACGGGGAATGGGAAGATTGGGTTGTTTTCAGAGAAGAAAATACACTAGATGAAGCAATAGAAACATTTATATGTAGCGAAAACTATGACAAAGAATCTACTTATCGTATTATCAAAAGAACTGATAAAATTATACCAGACGCGGTTATAGGAAAGTATTAATAAGTTATAAGAATAGAACTTATAACCTATTATTTAATTACTTAGCAAAATCGCCAAGATCACGAACAAATGTATATTCGCCCGGCTTAGTAACCAAGGTATCGAACACTTCATCTGCTTCATCGGCCATAGCAGCAAAAGGAGACGCAACTGCAAATAGACCAAAACCGCCGACTGTTACGGCAGCTCCAAGAGGTCTAACTACCAGAAGATCACCCACTGCGGCAAAGCCGCGCTCTACTGACCACTCGCCTTCATCACATGGATTACAGGCGCTTGAATCAGCCAAAGCAAACGTAGCCAGCATTAAGCTAACTACTAAAGAGGCTAATAATTTATTCATAGATTTATTTATAAAATAATTTATATAAAAATCAAGCTGTTCTCTTTTCCCAATGCCAAGCTCACGGGGAATATTATTAAAACCATATTTGGCCGCATTAGCTTTCAGCCATTCAACAGATCCAGGATTAGATTTAACATTTAAATCTACAGCTCGTCCAAGACCATGGTTAGATGTTCCGGGTTGAGCGGCTCTTCCTCCTTGCGAATATAACCCAAAACGTCTTGCCATATCTACTTGTTGCTCGAAACTTCTATATGCATTATTAATTGATAAATTTATACCTTGCATAGCAGCTGCGGCCTTCATAACTTTAAAGCTAGAAGCTACATCAGGTGCTAGAAAATGATTAGGTTCAACCTGAACTAATTGAGAAGGATCACCTGTATTTAACCTACCATTCATGCCTCGCGAAGGAATGTTGGCTGTAGATATATTACGGGTAATTATAGACGGCACAGGCGCTATATTTTGTCTGGGCGATGCAAGCTGTACAGGATAAGATTGAGCTGCTACCTTTTGTACAGCTGGTCGTAGTCCAATAGATCTAGAAGCATTTACATTAAAGCTAGCTTCTAAAACAAATACTCTAAAAGACCTCATATAGTATTTATTGTTTGCAATATTAATATTAAATTATAAAATAATTAATGAAGGGACTCTTGCTCGGCATATTACCATGTCGGGGACGCAAACAGACCACATTAGAATGTGTTACTCGACTAGTATATACTGCATCTTTAGAAACATATCCGTGGAAATTAGTAGCGGTATCTGGTAAAGAGGATAGAGATATTGTTAAAGCGGTAAGTAAACTTGGTGCCATTCCTTTAGTGGATGAAAATAGAGATAAATTGACCTATTGGGAAGCATTACAATTTGCTACAGATACATTTACTGAATTTCCTCTTCTGGCAAACCTTGCAAACGATATTCTTCCTTGTGGAAGCTGGTTACAAAGGGGCTTAATTGCCTATGATAAAGTTATCGGTAGAAATGAGCAAGGTTTAGTAGGATTTAACGGTGATAGCCATGGCTCAGAGGACGCTTGTCATTTTATAATTCATCGAGAATTACTTAAAAAATATGGTGGATGGCCAACATGGTATAACCATAATTTCGGTGATGCAGAGTTATGTGCTAGAGCAATAGAGGATAAAAAATATCATAAAGAGCCTTGGGCTATACTTTATCATAACCATGCATATTTTTATGGTGAAGAGCGTAACGATAATATATACCGTGAGGGGAGAAAATTTGAGAAAGAAGATGCAGAGTTATACAGAAAACGCAAAGCAGACGGCTGGCCTGCTTTAAAAAAAGAAATACCAGAAGTTAAGTTTGCATTTAATTTTGAGCCTGTAACTGTTACTTACACGTAAATAAATCTACTATGGTAGATCTTAACTGCCAATTCTTTATTACTTCTATGTTTAGGAGCAATTTGTTTATTTTATAATAATGAAGTAGATTTGGATTTTAATTGAGGGAATTTGTACAGCTTGGACACCTATACTACAAAAGCTGTCAAGCTATAACTATTGTATTTTATAAATAATATAGATTTAGTCAATGAAAACGTTTAAAGATTACATTGTCGAAAAGGGTATACATGACCCGGTAAGACCTGGTATATTAAAACGCCAGACTAAAGGTAGAATGACTTGTTCAAAAGCTAGAGCTCTTAAAGCTAAGCAAAAAAATAAAGGCAATCATACAGCTAAGGCAGCTCAACGTTACCTCAATTATCACTGCCAATGAAACTAGAGCAAGTATATTTACAGATGATACAGGAGAAGGTTAATAATAGCCCTGCTCCTGTGCAACGCAATATTGAAGCGTTTAAAGAATATCTAAAAACCAAGAATAATATATTATTTTTAACCACATCAAACCGATGGGAAGGGCATGAAGCAGATAAGCCCAAGAGCACATTGCTTGCTTATCATTTAAGAAATGAATTGGCTGATAAAAACATAAAACTAATTGAAGTGCCTCAACTTACCATTCATTGTTGTGAGGGCAATGTTTCCTCTCGTTTTGGTAATCATTGTGGTACTAGGGATGCTGTTTTAAAAGATAAAGATAAGAACCCCTCTGGGCAGCACCGGTGCTGGGCTTCTATTAATAATAAGAATGATGAATTGTGGAAAATATCTAAACCTTTGTTAGAGTCAGATTGTGTTGTATTTTTTGCAAGTATAAGATGGGGTCAAGCCAATAGCATATATCAAAAATTAATTGAACGTCTTACTTGGTTAGAAAACAGACACACTACCTTGGGTGAAAAAAATTTACTGGACAAAATAGATGCAGGCTTTGTTGGAATAGGCCACAATTGGAATGATCAAACTGTTGTTGATACACAAAAGCAGGTATTGAAATTTTTTGGATTTAATGTACCTAAATCCTTATCATTTTGCTGGCAATACGAAACCAATGCAAATGATGAGACCAAGGAAGGTTATAAGAACGATCCTAAAACTTTTGAAAAAGTATTTGACTTTAAGCTGTTCCCCAACGATAAATAATAAGCATGAATAAAGATAGCCATTTAATATTTGAAGCTTATATGAGCAATGCTCTTAAAGATGCAGACGGGGTAGAGATTGTTAACCCTAATGTGCGTAAGTTTGATAGCAATTTTGATCTAGACGAATACCTACAAAGAATCTTGTATAGTTACCAAAAGTATCAAAACCCTGGTGGTAATCCAGATAAAGAGAAGTTCGTAAAGGCAGTAGATAGTATTTGGACAGGCACCCATCCACAAGCATTACTGAATTTACACCAAGAATTATTAAAAATAAAGGGAGGAGAGCAGGGTGGTTATAATCCCAAGAAAAAAGACTTCCACTCATATTTAAAAGATTGGTTACAAAAAGAAGCTTTGAGTAAGGTTTGGAGTAAAATATCTATTAATAGTGAAGAAACGCCTCAACAGTATGCAAAAGATATGCAAAAAGACTATGCACATGAAATGGAAGTGAAGGGAGAACGAGAAGAAACAACCAATACAAAGAGACAGAAAGATAATGAATCAAGATGGATGAGTACTCTTAGCAAGTTTTTTCAAAAAGAATATAGACGAGAAGGTACTGATCCTTATTTAGAATTTTTTGAAGAATATTCTCCTCATTATGAAGACTGGGTAATAAAGAAATTTTCAGATATGTATAATCAAAACCATGCGTCTGATCCAGAATCTAAGATAGACGTGGAACATTTTATAAAGATTAAAAACGAATTGAAAGATAAGAAAGATGCTGAAAATATAAAACTTCAATCTAACTCAGAAGATGAAGAAAGAAGACTTGATCCCAAGTGTTGGAAAGGCTATCATAAGCAAGGCACCAAGATGAAGGGCGGAAAGAGGGTGAATAATTGTATAAAGAACAAATGAAGTTTGATAGGATAGTGTTTGATATCCAATTCGAGATGTTTGTTATAGGAAGATATTCACTCTATACTTCTTCTGAAGTAAGTGAAAATATATAGCTGTAGTAGCTTACACATAATATATGAAAATACTACTACTATTTTTATATTTTACTTCTTTAGTCTATAGCCAAGATTTATACGATTGGGAAATAACAAGAGTATTAGATGGTGATACAGTTGAAATAAATGTAGATTTTTTACCAAAAGAACTTGGAAATAAATTATATGTTAGAGTGTGGGGTGTTGATACCCCTGAAAAAGGATGGAGAGCCAAAAGTAAACATGAAGGTGAATTAGGTTTGAAAGCATCTGAATTTACTAAACAAAAAATTGCAGATGCCAAGGATTTAAAAATTCAATTAATTATGTGGGATAAGTTTGGGGGCAGGGTACTAGGCGATGTTATCATAGATGGAATGAGTCTCAGACAACTTTTACTGGATAATGGCTATGCTAGAGAGTATTATGGTACCAAGAAAGAATCTTGGGATACATTTAAATGAAATTTTGTAAACGAAGACGATTAACGTATACAGGTATAAACAATATTATAACAACAACTGATTATATTACATTTGCTGATGTAATTGAATTCCATGGTAATAAATTTGCCAATCAATGGAGAGAGTTCATTAAAACATCAAAAACATTTACAGTGAATGATCAAGAAGTCTTTTATTATGCAGATTATAAAACAGTCGCAATGACCACTCATATGTATTTAGACTTGATTTAATAACTTTTTTATTATTATATATATATGGCTAAAATTAATAGAGTTTCGGCTCAACCTCAATACCATAAAGTATTAATTACGGTTGATGACCCTGGTTGTTTATTTTCTATAACCCCACATATTGAATATAAACGGGTTTTTAAATCCTATTCTACTACTACCGCTATTAGAGCTGCGGCTAACTATTGTAACAAATATATGAAAGAATATCCCGGGGTAAAATTTAAATATTCAACTAATACTGTTGAACCTTACTATTATTCCATCTTATTTCAGCGTCAAGAAGAAAAAGATTGCAGTGTTGTAAAAACCAGGCTATAATAAATGTATGAAAATAAACACCGTCTATTACGACGGTAAGGATGGTACTTTAAAGAAGTACGGGGACAATCAAAATACCCGCAAAGGTATTTACGGCGAAGACATTTGGGAAGCTTTTGCAAAAAAACAATATGATAAGGTAGAACGTCTTACTGATCAAGAATCTCAGTACTCCGGTTTTGATTTTAAATTTAAAAAGAACACATGGAAACGTTACTATACAGCAGACGTTAAGAGTAATATGAATTTTAAAGGTGAATTTTTTATTGATGTACGTCATTCTGGGTGGCTATTGAGTAGATACAAGAAATGTGATAGGATTGTTCATTTATGTATTGACAATATGAAAGCTTGTCAATATGATAGAATAATGATGGCTAATTATGTGCGGGAAAATATTGATATTACTAACAGTTATATTCGCAAAGGTCTTTTTAAAGGATACCTGCTTCGTTTCAGTATATCAAAAGGTCTCAAGTTGTTTCCTGGTCAATTTCAAGTGTATACAATGAAAAATATTGAAATTGTCGATAAGACTTTTAATTCCTTCATGGAACCACTTCGATTGCAACAAGAATATGATTTTGAATTATAAAGTTGCATAAAATCTGAATTCCTTCACAATATTTAAAGAGTTGGAAGTACGTGAATAAAAATAACACGAGCGTGTTAAACATGAAACGGAAGACTCTACAAGGAGATATGAACAAAACTACTAATACTTTGCCGAAGCTTACCTGCTTGGTAACCGGTAAAACCCGTAACTCTAACATCAAGTACCTTGAGGCTAAAGCTTCTCGACTTGACGTGGCTGTTGATATTCTTATCAACAATTACGTTTCCCGCGATGCTCTCAAGCTTTTGCGTACTGGCAAGAGCTTTGAGCAAATTCGTCAGGAAGTTATTCCTGTTGACGGGTTCACTCCGCGTGTTCACACGGTTGATCACGCCGAGCTCTTGCGTCTTAATTCCAAGGGCAAGCACTCCAAGGAGTAATTAATTAGGGTCTAGTTCAATCCTAGGCCCTAATTTATTTTATGAGGCTGTTTCTTCTTTGCATATTTTTGTCATCCTCGTTATATGCATATGATAGCGAAAGTTACGTTGTAGAAATTAATAAGATCAGAAGTAAGTTTAAGCTCTCCCCAGTAGCTCTTAATACTGATTTATCTCAAATAGCTCAAAGATGGTCTTCATATCTACTTAAACAAAATAGGTTTGATCATAGATCTGACTTACGTTCATTTTTAATTAACTACCATATTATAACTGAAAACCTCTTTAAAAGTAATATTAACCCATCTCCAAAACATGTTATTAATGCGTGGATGAATAGTAGCGGTCATAGGGATAATCTTTTAGACAAAGAAACTACTATAGTGGGTATAGGGATTAGTAACAAACGAGGGGTATATATTGTAGTATATAATGGTGCTGATTTATGAGAATTATTTTAATAATATTGCTTAGCACTATATTGTCATCGTGCTCTACTACAGATGGCGTCAAATATAGTTTTTTACCTACTAATCAAGAAGATAATATAAACTGGGAATATAGTAAATACAACCTTATGGATTCTCCTGATGGGAGTAAAGATCCAAACTCTAAGATAAAAATTTGGAAAGCAACATATTAATGGAGCATTATTTCTATAAAATACAAGGATGGTTTACATATCCTAAGCTTTATTCAACAGTTGTAAAATACGCGGATAATAATTTTCATTTTGTTGAAATAGGTTCATGGAAGGGAGCATCAGCTGCATTCATGGGAGTAGAAATTATTAACTCTGGTAAAAAAATAATTTTTGACTGTATTGATACTTGGGAAGGCAGCGAAGAGCATTTGGATGAAAAGTCGCCATTTTATGAGCCAACTCTAAAAACAAAAGATGGTTTGTATAATTTATTTTTACAGAATATTAAACCAGTAGAAAGTGTAATTAATGTTATAAAAAAAACATCTATTGATGCATCAAACATGTATAATAAAGAATCGCTAGATTTTATATTTATCGATGCATCTCATGACTATAACAACGTTTGTTCAGACATTAAAGCATGGCTTCCAAAATTAAAGATGCGAGGTATTCTAGCCGGACATGACGTAAGCTTTGATGGGGTGAAACGAGCCGTAGAAACTGTCATAGGAACTAATTATGCTACACCAGGGGAAGATGTGTGGGTTTATAGAAAATAATGAAATTTTTATTTATTCACAGCTCATCTCATGGAATAGATTATCAACCTGATTGTCTATTGATAGGTTTAAAAGAGATTTTTGGTAATAATGTAGTAGATGTTTCGAGAAGACATTATCTTTATAAAGATTTTCCTCAAAATAACTTATCTCAATTATATGGGAAGGGGTTTACTGTTACAAGATTATTTGATGACGATACGGATAGAACAGATATTGAACAAAAAATTAAAGCCAAATATTTTGATTATGTTATATACGGTAGTATTTTTAGATGTTTAGATTATTTCGAATTAGTTACTAATTACTATTCTCCAGGAAGAATTATATGCATAGACGGTGAAGATGAACCTAATTATCATAAAGATTTGTTTGAGAAATTTCCATATTTTAAGAGGGAAAAATATGATAATTTTACCAAATCGTTTCCAATATCTTTTGCAATACCTTCATGTAAAATTTCTGAGCCTTCAAAAAAACTTAAAGATCTAGCACATATTATACCTGGTGATAAGTCTACCTATATATATCTTAATGAAGCAAGTTATTATGATGATTATAAAAATTCTAGATTTGCTATAACTACTAAAAAATCTGGATGGGATTGCATGAGACATTATGAAATACTTGCAAATGGATGTATACCTCTATTTTCTGGATTAGAAATGTGCCCTGAAAATACTCTTAAAATATTTCCTAAAGATATTTGCATAAGAATATTAGCAGAAAACCTAGTAGTCACTGGCAATATAAAGCGATTGTCAAGTGAGTTCATTAATTATAAGTATGATGATTATCTGTTAAAAATATTTAATTATACCAAAACATATCTTACAACTACACATCTGGCACATAGATTCTTAGGCACCATATTGCAATGGAACCAATAATTAACTCAATATATTATCATTGCTATTGTATTAATGATTTTTATTCTAGATTTTTAAAATCATATTTAAAGATAGAAAAATCTAACTTAATATCAATCATAAACAATATTAATATTATTTGTATTGGTGACTCAAGAGGCAATTTTAATGGTATCAATAAAGTAAACGTAATACAGTACCATGGTACTGCTTTATCTGAAGCAGTTACTTTAAATTACATGAAATTAACTACAGAAGCTAATAATGTTCTATACTTTCATAGCAAGGGAGTAACTAGAAATAACAATAAAAATGTTGAAGACTGGATTGATTATATGGAATATTTTTGTATAGAAGATTATAAAAATAGGATTGCTGAATTGCAAAATAATGATGTGACTGGAGTAAATTTGCAGCAATTCAACAATCAAAAACATTACTCAGGTAATTTTTGGTGGGCTACCGGTAATCATATTAAAACTTTAAATTATTGCAATGAAATAGATAGACACAAAGCAGAAATGTGGGTTTGTTCAAACCCAACTGGAAGATATAATTGTGCATATAAAAGCGGGATAGATCATTATCAAAATCAATACGTTAGAGAAAATTATACAAAACAGTTGCCGATAATTTAGATTCATGTACAATCATAATATGAAAACTAAAAGCAAGCATAAGCCAGTAGAGTCGCCGTTTATTGGGCAACATGTTACAGAGTTTCATTATACAGATCGTGATGCATGGGAGGTTATCGAGGTTATTAGCCCCCGTCGTATAAAAATTCGTGAGCTTGATGCAGAATGCATTCATAAACCAAAAGAATTTTACCCAGGAGGTTTTAGCGGTCATTATGCTGATAATTATGATCAAGAGTATAAGCTCTCCAGTAACCCTAAAAACAAAATTAAAATCTTAAGTTGGAGAAATAAAGCTAAGCGCTGGTGTGAGGTAGGACAACAAACCCGCTATAGTAAATTTGGTCTTCATCAAAAAGGTGAACAAGCTACATATTTTTATGATTACAACTTCTAAAGTAAAAGATTACATAGATTCAGGCCATGATCATTATGAAGTGGCAAAGTGGCTTATTAATACTGAGATTCATAAGCACGCTCCAGTTGATCTTGATGATTTAGCTGATACTGCAACTGTAGGAAATGAGATTGAAGCTATTGTAGAATGTTTGGATCAAGATGATATTCAAAGTGCAATTGATATTTCTGAAGATAGCGCAATAATTATTCTCGAGGAAGAAGGGTTTGAGCTAAATAATGAGTGAGAAAAGTTTTAGAAGTTTTAATAAGTATGTTTATATTATATCCATTAGTGTTTGTTTTAAAATTATATAATAAATATTATGACACAAAATATTTCTTCAGAACAAAAAGAAATAGTTTCTCAGCTCGTTTTATGTAAACTTTTTGTAACAAAATACAGCGAAATGTTTTATAAACAATTAAATAATATTTCTAGCAACACTAAACTTGTCATACACAATAATAAAGAGCTAGATCAATTATATGATTTATTTTTAGATTTTATTATTGACTCCAGGCAGTATCTAGACTATAATAGAAATAATGAAAGTGGTAATAGAGTTTGACGTAGAGAGTACAGAGTTTAAAAACAACTACCACTCTGCTTTAAAAAATATTATGAGCAAGATTGAGTTTGCTCTGAAATATAATAAAAAAGAGAAGTTTATTGCGGTTATGAGAGAAAAACCAGAAGAAATGAGAGCGGTTCTCACGGATAAGTTTGGACATACAATTGGCTCAGTTATTATTGAGAAATAAACTTGAGATTTTATAAAATTCTTTTATAATACAAAAAATGAAATATTTATTTGAAATGTATGAATTTGGAAAAAAAGGACAAATCTTTCTAGGCTATAAATCGATTGTTGCTTCCAATAACGAGGAGGCAAAAACTATTGCTGAAGCTAATCTTCCGGAAGGAGTGATGCTCGCTCAAATCTACATTTCTCAGGAGCTATAATATGTCTAATCCGGTTACACTTCGAGAATTTTCAAATAGTTTAGCATTAGAAATGGTTTTAACTTCTATTGTTAACAACAATAATATTTTAAACGATATTATTGAAGATATAGAGATAAGATTTAAAACAAAGATAGATAAAGAAAAGCTTGTCAATTATCTTAGTGCTATTGAGCCCTGCGTTGAAGGTATCTATAATGTTTAAAGATAAAGCCATAATTGCTGTTGTTTTGTTGAGCTTGTTTTTTGTAGCATGGATCCATTGTCCTAAGCTTAACAACAAATGCCCTGTATTGCTGCTAAGAAGCATTATTAATAAATGAAGGTTTTTATTAATCTTCTAAAAGATACCCTCATTGATTGTTATAATATTTTGTTTTTGTTTTTTATAGCATTCTTATTAGGGTGGATGTATGGGATTTTATGGCATTTATTTTCTCATTCATAAAGCAACTATTTAGTCGCCCAGCAAAACAATCTTCAACAGGTCCAAATACTCTTGAGGAGCTATTAAAGCAATTTGATTTACCACCTAAAATTAAATCAAACGATAAAATAATACAAGAGTTTTTGGTCAAAATAACAATGTACAACCTAGAATGGGAGATGCTTAAAATGGATTCAACTGTGTTTTATTTAGGTTCAACCCGTACTAATTCCGGTGATATTGTTCATATAGACTTTGTTCCGTGCAGTGTTCGTCCAGATGTAATGTATTGTAATATTGGAAAAAATTAATAAAATTCCAAGAATTGGATTGAGTAATTTTTATTTCGTCCAAATAAAAAAATAAAAAAACTAGTTGCATCTATCTCTAGTTATATTATACTAATAATAGTTCATTGACATCTCTTCTGCAGGAAGTAAAGGTTGGGACCTCGAAGGAAATCCTGAATAGTCCAACGCCATGACCCATAGGCGATCACAGATAGATATATCTGTTTAAGCAGGAGTATATGAAAGATAGCAGCATAATAACATAAGACTATCCTATATATTATAACGTATTATAATAATAGATAATTCATATTATAAGTTCAGTAAAACGAACGACGCTCTAGACTAGTATTACGCGTTTTAAGGCTGAGTTGATAGATAATCAATCAACAAAGTATATAGGCCGATAGCACTTAACTTAGCTGGAAGTTACAGCAAAACAATTCGAATACAGTGCAATTAACGCGGCAGAAGGATGTTTTTTTTTTAATTTTTTTCCTTTAATACATTCCAACAATTATAGTATAATCAATTTATTGGGCCTATAGCTCAGCGGTCAGAGCGTGGCACTCATAATGCCTTGGTCCAAGGTTCAAATCCTTGTGGGCCCAATTATAAATATTATGTGCCGCCTTCCGATTCAATTATTGATTTAATTTTGAAATTAAAAAAAAATAATAATCTCTCACATAAAGATTGTATTCAATTATTAAAAAATGCTATAAATCAATTACAGTTAATAGAAGCTCAAAGAAAAATAGATGAAGTAAGTTTAGGTTATTTAGACAATCCGTGGTTTTAATTTAATCTTGACCATGTAAAGTAGTTTGTTAAATAAAGTAATGAAAATAATTGTTACAGGATCTCTTGGCTTGGTTGGTATGGCAGCATGTAAACGATACTTAAAGGAAGGACATGAAATTGTGGGCATAGATTGTAATGCGAGAAAAGAATTTTTTGGAGAGAATGGTTCAACTGCACACAAAGAGACAGAATTACAGGATATTGGTACATACAAACATTTTTCTATAGATATTGCCGATAAAATGGCAGTAACAAATGTGTTTAGCAAAGGGTTTGATGCAGTAATTCATTGTGCCGCACAACCAGCACATGATTGGGCAACACAAAATACACGTAGAGATTTTGAGGTTAATACATTAGGAACATTAAATGTTTTGGAATCTGTAAGAAATATTAATATTAATGCACCGGTAATTCACGTTTCTACATCTAAGGTTTATGGTGATAATCCTAATAGGCTTCCGCTAACGATTGTTGAAAAGCGACTTGATTTACCATTACATCATGAATTTTATCAAGGGTTACCAGAAACTTTTAGTATTGATAACTGTCTTCATAGTTTTTTTGGAGTATCTAAAAGTGCGGGTGATTTATATGCCCAAGAATATGGTAAACATTTAGGATTAAAAATTGGTATTTTTAGACCGGGCTGTATAACTGGTTCTGATCATCAAGGTGTACCCTTACATGGGTTTTTGTCTTATCTTACTAAATGTTTAAAAAATAATATTGAATATACAGTAATAGGGTATGAGGGATACCAGGTTAGATGCAACATACATGCAGATGATTTGGTAAATGCATTTAATTACTTTATCGCTAATCCTAGGCCAGGAGAAGTTTATAATATGGGTGGAAGAGAACTGAGTTGTTCTATCCGCGAGGCTATTGTTAGCTTAGAAGAACTTTCTGGCAAAAAGCTTAAATGGACATATACAAATAATGCACGAACTGGAGATCACAGGTGGTACATTTCAAATACTGTAAAATTTAGAAATCACTATGGCTGGAAACCTTTTAAAACGTTGAAAGATATATATTTAGAATTAATAGAAAAAGCTTGATTTAAATTAAGATTCCGTCATAATATAGGTATGATGAAAGTTAAACAAAATTATAGTCTGTTAGTTTATATGAAGAAGAAGTACGCTTATACAAAGCGTGAAGAACAAATGGAGGTTCTTGCTAATGCGCTTGGAGGCAAGAATATTGGTGGAGGTACTGATCTTACTAGCGGTGACCGCGACCAACAGTTTTATTTTAAAAATATCAAGGATGCTCACACGTTTCTTGACTACCCTACTGTTAAAGAAGCTATTAAAAGTAAATACGATCTTGTGGAAGTATCATGACTTACGCTCGGCTACGCGATGTGTTAAATATGCTTGATAAAAGTCAGCTTGATCAAGAGGCTTATTTCTTAATTAATGGCAAGCTACAAAAAATAGATTATGTAGATTCATTTAATGGAGATGCAAAAATTGCAAGTAAGTTTAATTCAACCCCCCACCAAATTTTTATTACTAACAATAAGGAGCTATAATGGGTTCTGTGGATAACAAAATAATGGAAGACGCTCTTAATGATTTGAGAGAGCAAAACAGCACACTTCGTAAAAATTTAGATAAACATATTCAAATTGGTACAGAGTTTTCTGGTATCATTAACGAGATGCTTGGTTATGTAGAGAAAAAAGATAAAGAAGACTATTTATATTTTGTTAAAATGGTAGAGAAAGCATTAGAAAGGAACAGATGAGCGCATACATTTACAAAGTGGTTAGCCCCAAGAAGTTTGCTTATATGGATATTCAGATTAACCCTACAAAATCTATTTGCAGCAAAGTATATCATCTTAAATTCTGGTACAAGCCTAATGCTCTTCCTGATTATAATTCTAAAGAATACCACAAGGTTTGTGATGCTTTAACTAGACAAGAGCTCAAGACCAAGAACGAATTTAAAGGTATTGATATCAATTATGGTATTATTGTATCTGATAGAGACAAGGGTATTGGTACTCCTGTTGCGCTTCCGGGAGAATACTTTGGTGTGTATCAAGTCATTGATATGAAGTCTCACCGAGTTGAAACCAACTCTTTGGACAATGTAATCTCCATAAATGATGAATGTTTTTATTTAAAATATCACAAAGCCATGGCTCTTAGTAAAGCTCAAATCAGACATATGAAAAGAGATGAGAAGGCCATTAGATTGTTAGAGCAAGGAGTGATTCAATATGCCTAAAATGTATCAAAAAAAGAAGTTCAAAAGTAAGAAACTTGCCAAATGTAAGTATGAATATTCTACATGGATGGGAGAAGATTTGGGATGGGTTGATACTTTTAGAGATATTGAAGGAGAGAAAGCTTTGGAGGCTTATTATAAAGCTAGAGCTGACTATGAGGAAAGAGATTTTCAACGCAAAATGGGTTTGTGGAATTTAGACTACAAAAGACTTCGAGAGTAGGAGGCAGACTCTATTTGCTGAGACTGAATAGACTACACCCAGCGCACTAGGCACATAGCCCAGAAAGCGGGGATAAGTTTGTAATCGTACCTCCGCTCTTGATTAATTTTTATAAATAACAATGAGTAAAATTTGGGATACACTTATTGAAATACAAAATGTGTTGCAAACACAATTTCAAAGCTCTGGTACAGAGATAAAAGAACCTGGTATGGATCGATTTAATCAACCAGGATGGATTAACAGGGTATGGACATCTGATAATTATCGTAGAGCGCATATTGATGTTGTGGATGCTCGAGATGATAAAGGTCTTTGGATGATGCATTGTTGTATTTTTCCTCATGTACATAATGATGCTCCCATATTTGGTTTTGATGTAATTGCTGGTAAAAATATTATTACAGGATGTTTTCATGATTTTAGTGTTACAGTGAATAAAAATCATGACATGTGTATTTGGTTTGCTGAATATGTAAAGCAATTTTCATGGCGCAAGGTTAGAGAATTGCCCCCATGGGCTAATCGCATATTTTCCCCTAGCATGGTGGCTGCTAGTCATGTCACTAATGAAGCAGAATTACATCAAATTTTTCATATGGCAAAGGACACATCTTCATATTATTTGCAACATGTAGGTGTATCTAACCATAGAGGGGTAAACTCTACATCAGCTCAAAATTATTATGCTATAAATCAAAAAGAAAATCCTCATACACCCCGTGTCATGTCCAAATTAGGACTTAATGAAGAAGATATTAAACTATTCATTCAGAATTGCTTGTTTCCCGAGATATGAGCTGATTAAAATTTAATAAATGCTTTTTTTGCCTATGCCCTTGATTTATTTTAAATTCATGTATAATAAATTATGAGTAAAAAGCCAGATGTAAAGTTAAATGTAGACACCATTCATGTCGGTCCTTTTAAGGCTGTTAAGTATTATGAAGCTCAAATTGAAGGCCCAGATAAATGGATGCAGACATTTGCAGATATCGGCCGTAAGGTAATTACGGAAGATCAATACCGTAACATTGGTTTTATTCATGTTATTGAGAATGCAGTAAATAACGAATTTAAGCTTGAGTCATTAAAGAAGTATAAGAAAAAGAAGTGAGCAAGTATACATTTACATCTGACTTTGTTCCTGATCAGCTTGATAGGAGCAATAGAGGTATTAAGGTTACTCATGAATTTGAGGCTGATACTATAGAAGAAGTATGTACTCAGTTTGAGGACTTTCTTAGAGGTGTAGGATTTCACTTTGATGGTCATATAGATTTTGTAGATGATTATCCAGTTGATAAAGATGTTGAAGAGAAGGAAGAATGGCCTTTAACAGATACAGATACTAAAGATATTCCTGCTCCTGCCAATCTAGAAGTTAAAGGTAAGTTTTATGTTGACCCCCCTAGCGGTTGGCAGTATGGGTTTCCTGCTGAGTATGATAAAACCAAAGATGGTAACTTAGAAGAGTTTTTCCGTAGCAAAGGATATCCAGAAAAAGATATAAAGTTTGCCCTGCAGCATACTAGAAGCTGGTATGAAAATGATAAGCAAGGAATGGAGCATTGAGCAAATTAAGCAGTTTAATTGACATTTGGTTCACAGAAGATCAATTAAGAAGCATTCGTTTTGCTCTTAATAGCTACAAGCATGATTGTGGATATATTGAAAAAGAAGAAATAGATCTTATTGTTGATCATATAAATCATATTCTTAAAGATAAAAATGTGTCCCAACTGTAAATTATTAATTGGAACTGAATTTAATCCAAGCATATTATTTCTCTTAATAATGGTGTTTGGAGTTATTGGTTTTTTAACATACATAATAAAGAAAAACAAATGAAGCAAGCTTTAGATCATGACAATAGAACAAGAGAATAAACTGTACACAGATTTTCCTAAGATGTTTAGGCAGAAAGATTTGCCCATGACTGAAACGTGTATGTGCTGGGGTATTGAATGTCCAAGTGAATGGTTTGATATCATATATGGGGTGTGTGAAACACTTCAATCCATGACTGATAATAATAAAGATATCTCTGACAAATACCCTCAGGTAGAGTTTACTCAAGTTAAAGAGAAGTTTGGTTCACTGTGTATGTATAACAATGTTAATACAGATTATGTAAATGGTGTTCTTGATTTGGCGGAAACAATGGTACAAAAATTAAATGTTAAGAACAACTATATATGGTAAGCTGTGAAAAATGAAGAACAACAAAAAGCACTCCTTGATCTCCATAATGAATTAATGTTTGTTGTGGTTCGCCTCCCTTCTGATTATAAACCATATGGAGATGTAGAGAGATGGAAAGATGAGGATAAGAACTATCCAGATTGCTCAATGGGTTGTAAACATTACAAAACCTTATCAGGTGAATTAGGAGCTGATTGGGGTGTGTGTACAAATAGAGATTCCAAGCGCTTTGGTTTCTTAACCTTTGAACATCAGGCAGGCTTAGATTGTTATGAGTCGTCCTGAT